TGTAGATACTTTTCTACGACCTTATTTACTTGGTCAAGGTGTTCAATTAATTGTGCTTCCGTTGACACGCTTACTCCTCTTGCCTCTGGTTGGTATACGCTTTACACGGTCTACCTTGAAAGAACGAAATACCGATGGAACTTTATTGATAATTTCAAAACAATCTACCCAGTCTGCCCCAGTCTCAGTGTTAGTTACATAGTAATCAACCTTGAACCTGCTGCCATGTTCATCCTTAACTTTAATTATATCACCACGATTGATTTCAAAATCATTTAAGACAAAAGACTCTTCTCTGTTAAACTTTAGTGAAATTGTTGGTGCTGTATATTTACGTCTGCGTCCCATTACTTGTATTCTCCCTGTAGTCGTTTAATTTCGTCTTGAATGTAAAACATTGCTTTCTCTAGGTCTTGTATGGTTTTAGATTCATCCTTTAGACCTGCTCTCCACAAATACTTAAATGCATTTCCAACATTAAAGTTTCGATGTCTAGTAATCTGAATACACTCAACACCACTGGGGTCAGATATGTAGTGTTGTGGATGGTTTACTTGGTCTACTGTAATTTTTAAATCTTTACTCATCGCTTTGATTTCCTTAATCCGAATTTAGCTAGATAGACGTAGATTGTTTCTACGCTAGTACCGCATTCTTTTGCAATATCCTGTGGTGTTTTCTTGTCTAAGTGGTAACGCTTTTTCAACCACTCCATGTTAGTATACAACTTATTTGCCATAATGTCAATACCCAAATGCCTTATCCCAGTTTGCTAATGCCCAGTGACCAATTGCACAAGCATCTGCAACATCATCATCTGTTAAGGTTTTATCATAGTTAATATTAATATAGTTTATTGTTCTTTGCTTACGAATGTTGCGTTCTTCGTTCTTAAGCCAAGATACTGACTTACCAGGATTTGCTTTTACGATTGCTGCCTTTTCTTCTTTTGTTATCTTTTTGTTACCAATATAGTTTTGCCAGGTCATCGGGGATACGGAACCAATTTTCTTTACCCCAGCCAAACCTGCAGCTCCTAGTAGTGCTCCCTGTACAGTAGCAAGCTGTGCTGCTGTCTTAGGACTATTCATAAAAACTGTGTGTTCAATAATAATTGCATCAAAGTCAAACTCATCAAATAATGCTTTAGTTTTTTTAGCAGCATCCATAACTTTATCAAAAGTTGTAATGCCTGTAAAGTTAATCTTGCCACAAGAAATAATTTTGTTACCGTCAAAAATAGCAAAGGCTAGGGTATTTGTACTAGCATCGATAGAACAAAACTTTTTAGGTTTAGCTTTTAGTTTATTCAGATTCACCGTCAATCAACTTTCTGATATCTTTTAGTGCTTTAGAAACATCTTTTGGATTAACGTCACAAAGTTCACACAACTGAGTTTCATTATACATAGACAATAAATGTCCACAAGATTTGCAAAACCTTTTAATTAACGACCTCTTTTTTGCTCTTTCTTGAATGTATCTTTGAGCAATTTTTTCTTTAGTAGCTAACTGTCTGCAATCAGCAGAACAATAAATTTGGTACTTTACTTTTTGTGTGAACTTGTTGTCACACCACTCACAATGCTTTGTCATCTAATGGCTCCAGAGATTTGATTTTAATCACTCCAGAACCAGCATTGTCACACGCTTCCCTAATGGGGCACGTCTTACAAATCTTTGAATTTGAGCGATAGTTCTTCTCTGGCAGGGTTTTATCTTCCCATGCCCTTCGAACATTTCTCATCCACTCAAAAGCGTTCTCTACCCACTCAAAATAGTACTGACTTAATTCTACAGGAAAAATCAAAAGTTCGTGATTGTTCTTGTTTTCATAAATCAAGATTGCCTTACTTTTATTTAGAATCTTCATATAAATAAGCAACTGAATCAGGTGACCAGTTTTTGGTTTACCTGCAATTTTACGATATTCAAAGCCTTCGTTTGGCATTGTTTTAATTTCACCAAGAAGGTTTGCATCTTCCCAGTTAAGCATAACGTCACCATATCCAAAGATAGGTGGGTCGTCATAGGTTATTTTAAATTCTGAATCCACGAGAAGTCCAGGGACATTTCCCATAGCTTCCTGGATACGCTCGTGTGACTTTGTACCAGCAGTCATGTTGGCACCACCATAAGCATCTGCATTGTCTGTAAAGTTTGCACCCTCAAAGGCTAGATACCAGTAACGAGGACATTCTCCATGAGAAAATGCAATTGTGCTTGGTGCAAATGACTTCTTTGTTTGAAACTTATCTACACGATTAACAGTATATCCAGAATTAATTTTTTCAATTAGGGCTTCCTTGTCAATGAATGATGGACGAGAAGAAACTTTGTCTTCTACCTTGAGCATTACTTGTTGCAATAAACTTTTTGCCATATCAACACTAGCGAGTAATATATTTAAGAGCCGATACAAGGTTGTTAATAGCCTCTGCAGCGGTGTAGTAAATATTCTTTTTCGCTCTGTCTCCTTTTTCTACGTTAGTTAGCCATGTGGCTTTGAAGGACATTTTAGCTGCAATTGCTTGCAAGCGTACAATCTCCACGGTTGCAACATTTAGTGGAATGTCTGGTTTAATAATTAACTTAGCAATAAAGGCTAGTGCGGTAGTCAGCTCCTCGTCTTCCATGTAGTCAGCAATTTCTGCTAAACCATTTATCTGTTCAATTGTTGTTTTGTGTTCTATTGTTTCCAATTTAATTCCTTAGTTGTTGTACTTCTATTATACACTATCGGATAGGATTTGTTCAAGTAGGGAAAGTTCTATGACTGCAAGCCTTGTCTTGATGCCTGAGTCGCCAAGCACTACAACAATAGCAGGGTCATTTCCATTACGAATAGCATCTGTAGTCGCCTTAGCCCAGACTTCTTTGTTAAGGGTAAAAGATTTGCCAACTTCTTTAAAGTCAACTGTAAAGTTTTCCCAAGAGGCATCTCCTTTATGAGTTCCACGACCAGAGTTTTTGTGTTGTTTAGCACCAATACGTTTACTCTCACTCTTTTCGCTCATAATCTACCTTTCTTTTTTTGGTCTTTAGGTCAACACTACTAAGATGTTTTTCTGGACACATCCAAGTTAGCTGTTTTAATTCTGGATATGACCTTAATGTTTTTACTTCTGCTCTACAAACATGACAAACAAATGTGCCAGGGTAGATGTTATACTTCGCCATTGACCTGTGCCCTAATTGAATCTTGTAGGTCTAGGTCTTCACGAACACGATTAACAAATGCTTCTCTACCCTGAAGTTTTGAGCCATCTGGTAGTATGTACCAAGCCCCTGTTCGGCTTACGATACCCATTATCTCTGCAGTATCCACGAGGTCACCAACGCTATCAATGCCAACGTCCCCACGGAAATAAAAATCGTACTCCCCAGACTGGAAGGCTGGCGATGTCTTGGAAAATTGGACTTCCCAACGAACTTTTCGTCCAACTTTTTCCTCAATGAGTTTATCTCCAACAGCAATCTTTCCTTTAATAGCCTGATTGTCTGATTCGGAACTGAATAACTTGATAACAGTCGATGAATAAAACTTAGTAGCTTGACCACCGCTAGGCTGCTGAGAAGTATACATAGCACTAATATTATTCCTAGACTGAGAAATAAGAACAAGCATAGTAGGCTTAACTTTGTTGTTAGCATAGTTAAGCATCTTCCAAGCATTGCTAAAGTCTCTTGACTCAGCACCGATTTGCTTAGTGTTTTCCAATTCCTTAAGTTCATCTGTTCCCTTTTCAAAATAAATTGCTGGTAGAAGTGATGTAATGGAGTCAATAACAATTATATCAACACCTGCGTTCATAAGAGCAGTACCAACGTCTACCATTTCGTTAATAGTGCGAGTCTGAGAAACAATAAGATTGTCTGTGTCTACCCCAAGTCTTTTAGCCCAGTCTTCAGAATAAGACATCTCTGCATCAATCCAGGCACATAGCTTACCCTCTTCTTGTGCTAGAGCAATCATTTGAAGACACAACGAAGACTTGGCAGAAGACTTACTTCCCCAAACCAATACTTGACGACCATACGGAAGTCCACCGTTAAGAGCACGATTAAGACCATGACTAGGAGTTTTTTGAAAGGTTGTAGTAAAGCCTACACCAGTTGTTAAGCGTTTTCTAATTTTTGGGTCTAGTGATGCTAAAGCTTCCTCAATAGTCGTCATTAAAACTTTACTCCGTGCTTCTGTGGTCGTGATTTATTAAATGCTGTCTTATTTTCAAATGCTTCGTCAAGAGATACGTTGGTATATTCATATTCGACCAGCCCAGCATACAGGTCAAATGTACGAATAAGGATATCCGCTACTTCGTCTGCAATTGCTTCTGGACCATGCGACTTACGAATAGCCTCCATAACCTCCACAGCCTCTGACACAATCATCATTAGTTGTTTAGTCATAAAGATGTCTACCTGCTCTTGTGGAGCATCTTTAATCACATCCCAAAAACCTTTTTCTACTGCAATCTCGTGCAAGCGTGTTGATACTTCATTAAACATTAAATACATCCTCCATAATAGTTGTTCCGTCTTTAGTTTTACCCAAAGAGAATTTATATGCGTTACCCTCATCAATCTTCATGTAAGCCTTTGAGAAAGCTGTGGGAAAGACTGTAACGCTGTGTAAGTCTCTAGCACCATCTGCTAAGACTAGGGAAGCCATCTTCTTACCTGTCTTGGTAACTCGTGGCTTAAATGATACAACAAATAGTTCATCTTCTTTGTATGGTAGCATACGGAAATTAAGAATCTTGATTAGTCCTGTTTGGCTTCCCTTAATTTCATCTGCAGGAATTGCCGTTACAATTCTGTTATCGCTTGCAAGAATGATGTAGGTACGACCTGCTTCAATAACTGACTGTTCCTCGTCAAAGATTCCAGTACTACCAGTCTTGTCTAGAATCTCTACACGACTCCAGCCCTTGCCACGTTTGATGCCCTTAATCATTCCCATAAGAATAAATGAACCTTTCTCCTCATACTCTTCTACGTCATTAATAAATGCGTGATAGTGTTGTGGAATAGATACATTAAACTCTGGTAGGTTCAAGTATTCGTAAAGATTTTCTTTAACTTCATCATCGTTGCGAGGATTATCATCAAAAGTTGCAGCACCAACAAGGCGAAGAGCCTGAAGGGCACGACTATTAACGCCATTCCCCTTGCCAAAAGTAAACTCCTCAAGTTGTTTGTAGGAGCTAAAAGGGCGAGCATCAATATACTTAGAAGCAATGTTGTCAGAAATGTATTTGATTGCTGAAAGTCCAAAGCGGATTCCTTTTCCTTCGATTGTAAAGTCCATACCCGAATCGTTAATGTGTGGTAGACGAACAGGGATTCCCATACGCTTTGCTTCGATTAGATACTCTGTACGAGCATCCTTATCACTTTCATTCTTAAGAAGTGAATACATGAATTCAATTGGATAGCTATTCTTAAGCCAGGCTGTCCAGTATGATAGTGTTGAGTATGCCACGGCGTGTGACTTATTAAATGAGTACCCTGCGTGAGCCTCAAAGTCGTGCCACAACTCTTCTGCAACATTTGGTGATAGGTAGCGAGAGGCACCTGCAACAAATTGGTCTTGGAACTGTTTAAATTCATTAGCATCTTTTTTCTTACCAATAATCTTACGAACCTTGTCAGCCTCAGCCATTGTCATACCACCAAGTTCTGTACAGGCAAGCATAACTTGTTCCTGATACAAGATACATCCATAAGTCTCTTCGGTGAATGCTTTTAGAATTTGGTGTTTATAATCTAGATTTTGCTTACCGTGCTTACGAGCAATGTAATCTTTACCAATGGTGTTCATAGCACCTGGGCGAACTAGAGCGTTAGATGCAGCAAGTTCTGAAAAGTTCTTTACACCCATCTTGACTATTAGGTTTGTGTATGGAGTAGCTTCACATTGGAACACACCCTTTGTGAATCCGTCAGATAACATAGCATAAACTTTTTTATCTTCCATATCAATTTTATGTAGGTCAATCTTATCGCCAGTTCGTTCTTCAATAATTTTTATAGTATCTTGGATAACAGATAGAGTCTTTAGACCAAGTGCGTCAATCTTAATAAGACCAATACGTTCTGCTTCTTCCATGTCTACCGCCACAACAGGAATACGTTCCTTATTGCCAGGACTAGTGCGTGTCTCTAGTGGGGCAAATTTGAAGATAGGCTCCTTGGACGTTACAACACCTGCAGCATGGATACCAGTACCACGAATACGACCACGTAATTGCTCGCCATACTCTTCAATCTCTGGATACTTCTCTCTGAATTCTGCAGTTGATTTAGAGGTTAGGTATTCATCCCAGTCATCAACAAGCTTAAGTACTTTGTTTACGTCAGGTAGTGGGATATTTAGAACACGAGCAACGTCACGAACAATACCCTTACCCTTGAACTGAAGAAATGTTGCAATAGATGCAACGTGACGATACTGACGAACTAGATAATCCTTTACTTCCTCACGTCTTGAATCTTGAATATCTGTGTCAATGTCTGGAAAGTCGTTACGTTCTGGGTTAATGAATCGGAAGAACAAAAGACCATGCTGAATAGGGTCTACGTCTGTGATTCCTAGAGCATAGCAAAGAAGAGAGCCAGCTGCCGAACCACGTCCTGGTCCAACCATGATGTCTTCTTTCTTAGCCCAGTTAATCATATTACGAACAACTAGGAAGTAAGGACCGAACTTCTTGTCTTTAATAATCTGAAGTTCTTCATCTAGACGGTCTAGATATTCCTGTTTATCTGCTACGTTACGAATCTTTAATCCTTCAATAGCTAGGTCATATAGCTCTTGGTCTGGATTAACATATTGTGCTGGAAGCAAGTCTAGGTGGTCTTGGATATCGTAGTCTTCAATCTGGTCTGCAATGTCCTTGCTGTTTTGATACATATCTTCACGGTCAATACCCTGGGCAAGCATAGCATTACGCATTTCTTCATCGGATAGGAGGTGAATCTCAAAATTCTTGAATGACATCTGACGGTCTGCACCATATAGGTAATCTAATTTATCCATAAGGCTGTCATACTTTTGTGTACCTGCAAAGTTAACTTCTTTCTCAGTTTTATTAGAGTAAGAGTTTAGGATAAGTTTAAGTTCTTGAATATCACGTTGTGACTTGTCTGCGTGGTGGCAGTCTGGAGTAACAACAGGCTTAATACCAAACTCGTCGGCAAGGTCAAGAAGCATCTTGTTCACCTCTGCTGGATTATGTGGCATAACCTCAATGTAATAGTTATCGCCAAACTCTTCTTTAGCCCACTTAATATGTTCTTTAGCAACAGCAAGGTTATCTGCTTCAATAGCCTTGCAAAGAAAACCTGAAAGACATCCAGAAGTAATGACTAGACCTTCTTTGTACTTAGCTAGAATCTCCCAATCCATGCGTGGCTTCTTAAAGAATCCTTCTGTCCAAGCCAGTTCATTTAGTTTGTTAAGGTTTTCAAGACCCTGTGCATTCTTTGCAAGGATGATAAGGTGATTATAGTTTAGATTGATAAGGTCTGTCTTATCTTTTTCTTCGTGGTCAAAGCGGTCTTTACAGATGTACCCCTCAACACCAAGAATTGGCTTGATACCTGCAGTCTTTGCAGCACGATACATTTCACGGTGTCCAGATAGTGAGCCGTGGTCTGTGATTGAGATAGATGTCATGCCAATAGAAACGGCACGGTCAACGTACTCCTGTGGTGTGGCAATGCCATCAAATAGGCTGTAGTGGGTGTGAACGTGAAGTGGAGCGTAGCTCATTATTTCCTTCGTTAGAATTAAAAGTTTGTGTGGGGCAGTTTACGGAGATGCCCAGCTCAGTGGTTTTTACCAGTCTGTATTGCTTGAGGTTACCGAAGCAGCCTGACCAAAGCCGAAGTAAAAATTCTCCTGCTCTGCATAAGCAACTTCACGAACAACCTTTTCAAGGTCAAATGACTCAACAGTTCCCCAGGTGTATGGTTCTGAATCTGGCTTGGTTGGAAGTAGGGTGTAGTTGGTTTCAGTTCCCTGACCATTACGCTTAATCTTCCACTCAAGGTTTGAGATTGAACCAGTCTCTAGAGCATACTCACGGATAGTGTTGAATGCTGATTGCTTTGAAATACCCTGTGACCAGACAGCCACATAGGCAGCCTCTGTGCCATCGTCAATAATGACGTTGCAGTAAAAGCGTAGGCGTGAACGCCAACCAGACTTAGGCTCCTTGCGAGCCATTTCACAACCATAGCAACGACCCTCTGAGTCGATGGTACAAGCAGCCTTAAGCTTGTAATCCTTTGGATTGGTGTGTTCTGCGATAACCACTGAAAGTCCACGGTCTTCGCTGTAGTTTGCTGAGTCTTGGTCTAGCTCCTCAACAAAACGAATTTTAGCAGACTGACCATCGGCTAGTTTTACCCAGCGTACCTTCTGTCCACCATTTGCACTGCTATCATATTTTGGCTTATCAACTAATGCACTGATATCTTTTAGCCCTCTAATTACGCTCATATTTTATTCTCCTTATATGTATTTTTAGCGGATTACTAGTTTAGCATACTAGCGATAGTATTGTCAAATGATTCTTCAATATTTTTAATTGCATCATCTGACATATCGCCAATATCCTTATATTGTTTATCTAATTTAATAACGCTAACACGACTTCCAAGACGCTCTATAAGTTTGTCTTTCATGTTACCGCCAGCTTCATCGTTATCTGCAATGACATAAATCTCATTAAAATACTTTTGAAGTAGGTCTGTTTGAATCTTGGATACGTTTGCTCCAAGTGTTGCTACTGCAGGAAAACCACATTGGTCAAGTCGAATAGCATCAAATGATGATTCAACTACATAAACTTTACTAGATGCTTTTACTCTATGTAGATTAAATAGGACTTTGCTCTTTGGTAGTCCTGGTGTATTTTTAAACTCTTTACCCTCTACTGAGCGACCCACAAACCCCACAGAAACGCCGTCAGGGGACGCTACAGGGATTGTAACCATATCTTGCTTCTCACTATACCCCAAATCAAATTTGCGTACTGAGGCTTCGTTTATGAGCCTTCCTGAGTAATATCTCATTGCTCGTGGTGACTCTAATGCTTGTTGGCTTAGTCGTTTAATTTGTAATTCATCGTATGGATTGTAGTCTGGCTTAACTACCAATGCTTGATTAATCTGATAAGAAAGGTCAGACTCTGTTTCTTTAGATTTAATAAAGCGTACTGCCTCAAAGTAAGTGCGATTAGAAGTGTGCATAACAAAAGCAGTTAGGTCACAAACGTGCTGACAGGAAAAACAAAAGAAAAAGCCAGAACGTTTATCAATTTCACCAGCAGGTGAGCGATGGTTATTATGGAAAGGACAGAAAATAATGTAATCAGAATCTACTTCTGATTCGACGCTGATTCCTGACCCTGCAAGGATTCGTTTGATTTGTTCTGGCGTGTATACGCTACTGTTCCGTCTATTCCTGTAATCCATTCGCTCTTTCTTCTTCCTACATAAGTTCCATACATTGATAATTGAAATGTAAAATATTCTGTTGTGCTATTAAATTCTATCGTAAAATCTGGGTCAATGTCAAGTCTTGGAACATATCCAGATAGACGCATTTCTGCGGTGACTAATCTGATGTATTCAATTTTAAGTCTACCGATAGCTGCATCATCGTGGATTTTACCATCCAAGAAAAAATGTTTAACTGGTTTGTGGTGTATATTGACCATACCCCATTATAACTAGTTTTCTTCAAAATCCTTGTATCGGTAATAACCCTTGTCAAAGTCTGCCTGAACAATAAACTCACCCATAAAGCCATTACGGTTTTTACGGAATACGCATTCAATGATGTCGGAGTTAGTGGCACGACCTAATGCAAGCACCCAGTCAGCATCGTAAGCAATCTGGCGTGACCATGCAGTTTGTCCCAAGGTAGGAACAGTATCTAATTTATTAACATCATCTGGTGTTGCAGACGAGATAGCAATAATAGGCATCTCTTCGCTAATAGCCATAAGCTTTAGTTCACGAGAAAGGTTCTTCATACGTACCGTTTCGTTATCCGACTTCTGATTAGGCGACATTAGTTGCAAATAATCTACAATAACTAGGTCTGGCTTATACTGGTCAATCTTTCCACGAATAACTGATGGTGTAACTTCTCCACCATTATCGTTAGAGATGATGTGGAATTCTGGCTTACCAGCAAGTTCTTTCTTATGCCAACGCTTTAGGTCCTCAATCTCTACCTGACCATTGCTCATTTTACGGTGTGACCAAAGACCTTCACCCATAATTGTAAATACACGGTTACGAACTTCTGTCTCTGACATTTCAAGTGAGATAATTAGTGGTGATTTGCCTTGTTTCCAAGCTTGTACCGCAAAGTATAGAGCCATCCAAGACTTACCAATACCTGGATAGGCTAGGAAAACACCTAGCTGACCTGGCATGATACCTGCAGGTAGATAGTTGTCAAAGCCAGCAAGACCAGTCTTAATACCAATGGCACCAAGTTCTTGTTGTCTAGCTAAGTTTTCAAAGTATGCTACAGCAGAGTCTAGGTCTGTTGCATCAATGTCACGAATGACTGCTGTATTCTTTCGTAGTTCTGAGGTTTTAGCAATTAGGTCTTCTAGGGCTTTTGTACCCTGACCAGACTGTACATCTGCAGCAGTTGAGCGTAGCACATCTTTAAGGCTATCATTAAGGAATTCAGCCTGTAGTTCTTCTAGGTGATACTTAGTTGCTCCAACGCCATCTACAGGAATAAAGTCACGGAACTTTTCGACTACCAGCGAGGTAGGAGGAACTGTGCCATTGGCTTCTGAATAGTTGCGAACAAAAGTCCAAATATCATTGTGTGTTCTAAGAATATTATCTACGTTTGCCTGTAGCAATACGTGAACTTGCTTGTCTTGCAAGACTGCCGATATTAACTTTGATTCTGTATTACTCATTTAACCACTCCTTGGCTTTCGCCCTACGTTCGGCTCTCTCTGCCTGGTCTTGTTTTCTAGCCTCAATAGCATCTACAATTCGGTCTGCATAATTTGCAAACCATTTCCAGCTTGGGTTTGGACTTGTTTCAAAATAATAATCTAGAATGTCATAGCATTCTGGTAATCCATAGGATTCAATAAGGGCATCTGCTGCCCATTGTTCTACATTTAGATTAAGCGTTACTCGCTCTTCATAATGCTTTGTGTGAAGTTTAGCATAGCGAGAGAGCAAAGCCATTCGGTCTTTGCGTTCAGCCATTATTTGTTTTCAGTCTCCGACTGTGCCTCTGCTACCTTGTCGGTAAGCTTCTTTTCTACAAATGCGTAAACACGCTCAAATGCGTCATTGGTATTTTCACCCTCACGCTTGTTGTCACTTACGCTAATGTCAATGCGTAGTGATTGGAAGTTGCCTAGGTTTAATGTATATCCTAGACCAACTGTTACTTTAGTATTCTCGTTCTCCATACCCATACTCTCTCGTTAAATTTCTTCGTTCCAAACTGGAATAAAACGACCGTCTTCGGTCCTTGTATATGTAAGTATACCATCACCCATACGTCTTGTCAACTCCTGTTTTGTAGGAGTTATATCGTTGGTAATTAATTTATCTTTACGTGGTTGTCCAATGTGGTAGGTAGCTAGTATATCACGAATTTCGTGAACCTGCAACTCTGAATAATAACTTCTTACTTGCCATCCAGTTGCCCCACCTTTTTGACCACCTGTTGGATGTGGGATTACACCACGCTTCATAAGATTGGGTAAATACTTTTTGTGTCGATTTACTAAAGTTGCTGTTTCTCCAACAGTATATGCTTTTTTGCGATTGCGTTTAAAATCAGTAACAAGACAACTTTCAATCTGGTCTTTAATAATATTGTATACAGACATAATTCCGTTAGAGCGATTTAGGTGATGTATTCTTACAAGGTCTCCATTAAGAAACCAAACCTTTTTACTGCCTGGAATTACTGGAGCACTGTTATATGCTTCTCTATCCATTAAACACCAACAGGTAAGCCGATAGCAATAACATGAATATAAATATTTACATTTCTTGCTTCTGAATTAAAGTAAACAGTTCCCTTAACTTTATTGTTTGTAACTTCATTAATCACAACAGAAACATTTGATGTATTGCTCTTTAGTCCTGTTGCAGAAGATTGTGGGGTAAAAGTAACAGTTGGTGGATACTTAAAACTTTTATTAAATTCAAATGTAAATGGAATAACATCTTTTGTCTTGCTATTGTTATCTGATGTTACCATTACTCTACCAGCTGAAAAAGCTAGGTTTGGTGTTGCTACAGTTGTATCGGCAGCCTGTCTTTGAGTTGAAACAATAGAGTTCTTTTGTGAACCATAATCTGTTGCAAACTTATTTAATGTCTGAACAATGTTTGATAAGTAGGCAACGTCAATAATTGTGCCTTGTGCTGGAGTTTCTAAAATAGCCATAATGTAATTATATCACACCTCCGTCAATGTTACCAGTAACGGCAACATAGGTTGTGGACATTCCCTCCGTACTTTCTACAAGCTTAACATTATTAGAAATTACTTTATCGTAAGTTGCAATTTGAATTCTTGCCTTTACATAATATGCTCTTGGATTATTTGGAACTGTAAGATATGCTTCTGAAGATGATTTTTCTCCAACATATGTCCAATCTGTATCATACACTGGACTGGCTTCACTATATGCCCATTTCACATAAAAGTCATATTTCATATTTGAAAAAAGAGAATTTTTTATTGAATCACTTTTTATTAATATTGCTAGATTGTCATAGGTTGGTGATATAGTTAGATTTATCTCTTGTTCATTAAGTATGAATTCTGCAGTGGTTTTTTCTGGGTCAGTATTAATAAAAATTGAATATATGTCTGACCAGTCTGATGCAATTTGCTTATTTTCAGTATTCATTCTGTATCTAATATGATAACTACCGTCAGAAAAAATTAAAGGAAACTCTTTTGCTGGCACACTAAATTTTTGTATGGTCATTATGCCACATCCACTTTAAACCTATACTCTATTAAACTAGCACCATTTTCTTCTTTAATAATAGGTTGAGAATTTGTATTAACAACAACAGTATATCCACCCAAAGAATATTGTGAGTCTATTGCTGAAAGATTTTCAAAACGAAGTGCGTCAAGTAGTAGGTAGTAGTTTGCAGAACTATTTATATTTGCATAAATTCGTATATATTGTACTTGAGACCATGTAAATGTGGCTGTTTTTGTTAGTGGGTATAGTTTTGTAGATGCTACCTGATATCTAGTTGTTGATGTAACTGTTGGATTTATTTCCCATCTTGCGTATACCGTTGGGGCTGCGGCATTTGGGTCGTTACTACAAAAATCAATTGCTATTTTTATATCTGTTGAACCTGGATTTGATGCATCAACTGCTGATGTACTTACTACTGAAAATCCAAGCCTTAATTCATCTACTACTTCATTAGCAGCATCAAGTGCTGATAGGTCCACTCCAAATTTATGAATATGTTTTCCAGTATATACAAGTGAACCGCTAGAAACAGACGAATAGTTTCCTTTAATAGCAATTGCTTCATTTAAATATCTTGGTTGCTCTTGTCTTGTAAGTCTATCTCCAGCAAACATGGCATTGTCTGAGTTTAAAATAAACACAGAATCTCCACTAGCAGGATTAATTGAACCAGATATTTCAACCTCTGACTCAACATTGAGTTCGCTAGAAGCTGTATTATTGTGTGCAATCCATGATTCAGCATTACTAAAATTACTTATCACAGTGCTGTCTACAGAACCTGGTGTATTGCTTTTTTCTGCTGGGTAAATTCCAATTTCTGTAAATGCATATCTATCTGCTGACGGAAGTTCTCCTGTAAAAACAACATAAGAATCTGTACCAATAATTCTTACAGCACGAGATGTAATTGGAATGCGTATCATCTCTAAATCCATAGATGTTTTTGTAGAATAAGGTAAGCTTGAAAAAGAGCTGGCTGAAGATAATGCGTTTGGTCCACATCCAATAGCAATGTGTGAAGCAAATGTTGGTAGCTGTCCAGCTATATATTTAGATAAAAGATTTATTCCGCTATTAGTTATCATGTATATATTGTATCATCATTCAAAGAACTGAATGTAATGAATTCTACCTCTACCCCTTCGTTATTGAATATGTTGGAAGCATTAATGATAAACGAATTGATAGATGGTTCATAATATAAATAATATTTTTTATAACCTGCATCCAAGGCATTAAGTTCTGCATCTGTCGGTATATATGATGATAGTAAAATAGAAAAGGTATCGAAAAAATCTATTGTGCTATTTGGATTTGGTGCAATATTTATTGGAGAGTTAGCAAGTAAAGTAGCACTAATATTTTTAATTGGTGAATATTTTGGTGCCGTAATTCCAATTAAGCTGTCGTGCCTAGACAAAGTAAGTAATTCTCTACCGCCAATATCTTCAAGAATTAAATCTTCAAAAGCTTCGGGGGTCATGGTTTGTTCATTAAAGTTTATTTGATTAATACTAGTTTCTCTAGATGGAGTGCTTACTGGATTACCACTTCCATCGCCAGTATTAAAGCCACCAGAAGCAAGTTTTCTTTCTATTGCATCTGGATATGCCATAAAGGTCCAAGGTGTTGGGTTTATCGAATTATCTGAAATAATTGTTCCAGCATTTGGTAAAAGTGGATGACCAAAATTATATCCAGTTGTTCTATCTTTTTTTCCGCCACCATCTGAAGAAGAAATATTACTTATTCCTACCATTATTGTACCTCACTTAAATAAATTGTTTGTTTTGGACCATCTTCTGAATAACTATATTCAGATGAATACACAACATATCTAGAATCTGATGTTAATGATATTTGATTAACATTATCTTCATCAACATAATCAACTGTAACAATATCTCCCAATTGGGCATATGGAACTCCAAAAGCTTCAACTCCAACAGCTTTTCTAGGTTTTGAAATTTTAGATATTAGCCAACCCATAAGTTCATTAGCAACATCTTGGTCTTGTATATACTTTGCATTAATGTCAAACTCTTTTATGCCATATGTTGTTCTACTGTTTTTAATATCTATGTATTGATTATATAGGTCAACGGTTTCCAACTTTGTACCGCTAAATGTTGGATTAGAAAAGTCTGACCTTTTATTATAATAATCATCTACAGTCAATGTTGTGGCAACTTCGTCGGTCAAAGTTACTCCCTGAATTCTTAAATAGTTTCCAGTATCTGGACCAACCATAAGAATTGTGTCTGTACAGTTAAATACCATAAATTCTGCACCATAAGCATTTGGAGTAAATTTAGAAACGGTATAGCCCTTGAAAGAACTTATTGTTGGACTCATTTTTGCAGTTAATGCTGGATATGCCTTATCATATTTAATATTAAAATATGCTGCTTCTCGCATAATAGTTCCAAATTCATCAAAATATAAATTGTGTTCTGCCCCTGAGCCACCAACATTTGATAAGAATGTTTTTTGAACCATTCCACTAATTGCATACTTAGTTAATCCTTCATTTGTTGAAATAGAATCATCATCAAAAATTGTTCTAGATTGTATTGGTGGTGCAGAAATAATTGAATTTGGATTTTTTTCATATCGTTTTCTAATTGCATAAATATTTTCAAACATTGCCTTTGTAGTACCTCGTACAAACATTGCCATATTCTTTTTAATTGGTAGAGAATCTTTGTCATCTACCACTGCAATTAATGAATTATTTATGTATAAATAAAATCTTTTCCATTTTGAACTAAGTGTTTCATACTCTACTGCTATGTCATAAACGGTTGGATAATTTTCAGCCATGGTTCTTGATTGACCAACAAACTCTCCTTGGTCTACCAAAATTGTTGCTTGACCACTATATAGATAAACTGGTATTGCATTAGAAGAGCTTGTGTCTTTTTTTACTTTATAGAAGAAAATGTTGTCAAGGGTAGTAGATTTATCTGTTCCATCATATGACAATGCTGCTATTTCAAAATAATAACCATTGTTTGTACTTGAACTTTTATCTAACATAAAGGCTAGTCCAGCAGAGCCACCAGTTATTTTTAAACCATCATATAATCTTATACCATTGTCTACATTTTGTGTTGTAAGTATTTCTTTTTGTCCAGGAGTTTGAACTGGACTTCCTAGTATTCTTAGTCTTGTTCCAAAATGACGATAAGTTTCATCTAATTGTTTTGGAATGTAGGTAACCATATCTCTAGGTTTAATTTTTTTATTATATAAATCTTTTAATGATGGTCCAGAAAACACTAAAGCAGAAGATTGAACGCTACCCCCACGCTCTGCTCTTGTTCGTGCTCTTATGCCATCTTGGTTTGACTCTCCATCTATAGAAATTAAAACATTTTTAATTTTTTCTTGAATTTTTGCAGATTTTTGAGCAATTGTTGTTGGCGTATTAGCTGCAGCATTTCCATTAGAATCTGTTACAGTTGTGGTTGTTGAATTAGCAACTGTAAAGTTTGTTGCTGTTCTTGCTGTAATTGTAAAAGTTCCGTTATATCCAGAAGGGGCTAAACCAGAAACCACTACAGTATCTCCAACAGCAAAATTATTATTTGCAGTATATCTAACGCTTCCAGCAGATGGTGTAGACGGAGACACAGCAGTAATTGTTCCACTAAAGGTGGCACCAGCAGCTCCATTTTCAGTAGCTCCTGCAGTTTTATTATCAAAAAGATATTCTGACTTCATTATAAAACCTTTTCGTCTCGTTGAGTCTTTCCAGATATCAGATAGACCTGCAGGGTGTTCTACAACTTCTGTACCAAATTGTCCTCTACCATGTTGAGCAATAGATGTTCCAGTTTCATCAATCTTTGAATAAATTCTAACTCTTCCTGTTGGATAAATCTTTTTAGCAAATTTAAGTTTTGAAAAATAGTTTGCATATTCTTGAACACTAGAAATCCACACGTCGCCTACTTCTTCAATAGTATATTCGACAGCATCATATTTAATGATTTCACCGTTAGCATAGAAGTATCCGTTATATCTTGGCATCCAATATACACCTTCGTTTAGGTCAAGAATGTTATTTGTCATAATAAAATCTGCACTAAATGTTATAGAACCACTTGTGCTGTGTTCAGCATTTGTTCTAAATTGTGAACTAGAGATAATCTCAGAAATTTTAACGCCGTTGCCAAAGGCACCAGTGCCACTATTTTTTGTAAGTGTTTGTCCAACAGCAAAATTGGTTGTTGAGCCAGTGGTCAAGGTTACTGTTGTACTTCCAGCTGTAAGAGTAGCTACCAATCCTAACGTTGCTGATTTTGGCTCTGGTACTGCTGTAGACAGGGTTGAATTAAGCGGTATAGCCGTTAGGGCATATCCAGAACTTTGGTTATTGACCTGGTTAATACTTTTTGTATTTTGTTCTGGTGGTGCTTCCCAAAGCAGTGTTGGTTGATAAATCCATGTTCTATAATTATCTACGTTGTATGCTTGCTTAATTTCTGCAATAGACTTTCTAATACTTCTTGCACTATAGTTGATTTTTCCAGCATTATATATATCACTAATTTTAGAATTAATACCCAAAATATTTGCAAGCTTAGAATTTTTAAATTTAATACTATTGTTTAATCCAGTTGATGATGTGTTGTAATCTTGTGAGCCATAAAGAGCAAAATCTGTAGAGCGTTGGTCTACTGTTGGCATTGCATATTCTTTACTCATAATAATAAAATTGTTGTATTCATCAAAGAACATCATATGCTGGGTAGATACCGCTAAATCTTGTAATACCTGGGCTACGCTTGTTTGTGGTGCAATAAAAAAGTATGGAATAATTGGGTCTTTTGTTCCATCAACTCTTTTAAAAACATAATTAGAAAATCCAATTGAATCAAATATTGTTGCAATAGCCCAACTTATGGATACATCTCTCACAAATACTTGTGGTGCTACCATTGACTCAAACATAGTAAACTGGTCACGAAGTTGTAGAGTTACGCTTCTATCTGATGCAGAATAATCTGGAAAGCCATCACAGTTCATAGTTTTAATTGGATAATAATAGTCGGAATCATTTACATCTACAACAATTTCATATAGCTTAACTTGTAAATTTTTAGCAATAAATTTATTGATAATACTGTTTGTATTGTTTGGATTAAATGCTTGGTCGTAATCAAATAAGTTTAGGTCTCCAGTACCTGCTAAAAGTTGACCAACAGGCATACCACTATTTCCTAAATCAGATGCGTGTTTCTTTACGGAAAATCCAGTTGTTTTATCTGAAAGGTCTACAGCAAGTCTTGGTGATATCTCAATCAAATCAAATGGAATGTTTCCTTTTGTCATTTCTTCTACAACAATTCTTAAACCTTTTATATAATCAAACTCACGGTAAAGACCTGAACCATATGTTGATGGATTTGTTAAATCTTTTGCAAATGGGGTAAATCTATTTACAGTTTCTTCGTGAAGTCTCCAGCTATATGATGCGGTAACTGGAGAATCATATGTACTGCCATTATAAATATACCATTGTCCAGGAGTTGAAGAACTTGCTCCAACCAAATATCCATATCCAACATTGGATGCAACTGGAAGACTAGATGCTGTAGCATAATCTCCAGCATAATAAAATGTAGTTTCATATCCAGAAGGGATAACAAGACCATATTCAAGCTCTACATAACCATCTTCTTTAATTATTGGAGTCTCGCCATCATCACGAGTTTGTCCTGGATAAAAATACTCTAAAGTTTGCCATTTATCAGACACAGTAGCTGTTCCATTGGAATCAGTTACCGTCGCAGTTGTAGCATTAGCAACAACAAAATAACTTGATGTTGCTTCTGTAATTGTTCTTGTTCCGTTATATCCAGAAGGAGCAAGACCAGTAATTACTACAGTATCTCCAACAGAAAAAGAATTGCTTGCGGTGTAGGTAACATTACCAATAGATGGTTCAGAATGGGTCACTGCGGTAATTGTTGAATCTAGTGAATCTAATTTTTGGATTGACCAACCTGCTGGAGCTTGTTTGTTATAATCTCCATAAAACTGGTCTCCACTAGCCCCATTACTCATATCATATGTTCCAATATGAGTTTGCATTTTTACTACAATTCTATTTGCTGGAACAGCTTCTGTATATACAACAAATGGTGCTGCATCATCAATATAATATCCATACCCCGATGAATTTGATTCGGAAACACCACGAGCAATATCATCTGAAATAGCTGTTCCATTTTGATTTATTAATGATGTTGTTGATGAATTTACAACAGTAAAAGTAGTGCTAGTGCATTCTTCAACACGAAAAGTTCCATTATATTCTGAAGGAGATAGATTACTAATGTGCACAGTTTGATAAGGAACAAAATTATTATTTGCAGTGTATGTAACATTACCAGCAGATGGTGTAGACCTAGATACTCCAGTAATTGTTGCACTTAAAACTTCTGTTCTAAAAGATGACCAATATTTAAAATTATCATCTTTACTTGCAACATAATATCTTGGTCTTTGTGCCATATGCTCATTACTTGAAGGAATATTTCTTGCAGTTGGAAAAAACATTAATTTATTAATTCCAGAACGTGGTCTATTTTTGCCAAAACAATCTTCTAAAGACATTAAAAGTTTTTGCTGCTCATTTCTTGATTGAGAAAAGTATGGTGTGCCATCATCTTCATATCCACCATCAATGAGTATGTCTGCATATGTTGCATTTGTATAATTATTTGCAGTATCATTAGAACTATATGTTGTTGCAATTGTAGTAAACGGACTACTAAAATCTGATGGTCTATAACGATAGTTACCAATTTTAGCAATATTATTTGCTAAATTTAAATTCCACTCTGCAAGAACTAAACTTTGTGTTCTAATTGTAGACTCACTAATAGTATGATTTTTTACTTCATCGTATACTGCAATACCGCCACTAGAATAGGTTCCTGTTTTTGTGCTTGCAATGGTAAAATTTGAGGATGTTCTTGATGTAATAACTGCATCTGGTATGTTAAAGACTGATGGAGTTATTCCAGAAATATGGACAATATCTCCAGCAACAAAGGTGTTTGTGGCGGTGTAGACGATTGTAGAGCCGTCCGAGACCGCATTAGTAATAGTTGCTGTCTTTGTTTGTACTGTAAACATTATGCCTCTTCCAGGGTCACGCTAATGTTCCAAAAATCAAAGTTAGTGCCACCACGTTTTACAACAGAATAAGAAAAGTCTGAAATAAACATTTCTAGTACCTGACTATATTCTGCTAGATGTTTATACTTATCTCCAGCATTCTCAAAGTTGGGATATTTGTCGTAGGATAAGTAAACCCAGAAAGAACCTTTGTTGTTTTCATACCAGTCAAGAATTTCTGCACCACCAGCACCGCCATCAGTTGTGTATTGGAATAAATATGTTCCATAGATATTTGGGTCTGCTGTTTTTACACCACCACTATATCCAGTAGTAGTTACAGCACCAGTAGCTAGATTAAAATTAGGGTCATTTGAGAATGAACGAGATGGCAGCATATCCCAAGAAACTGATATTTGGAGTTTGTCAGCAGTATGGTATGAACGCATACGACCATTTACAGTTCTTCTTCTATTTTCAATTCTTTGTTGAGAAAAATCTATTGCACCTCTGTTATCATCGGATAAAATAAGAAAGTTATTGGGAGTATCATTTGAGTTAATTTCTGTTCCAGTTGGAACGTAGGAAGCTTTTCCAGCAACACCAATAGCATCTGTAACTCCTGCGGTAGTTGTATTTGTAACAACAAAAAATGTTGGAGTAACTCCAGTAACTGCATATGTTCCATTATATCCAGCTGGAAGAAGTCCATCAATATTGACAAAATCTCCAATAGCAAAATTATTTGCAGCAGTATATCTTACACTACCAACAGCAGGATTTGATGGAGTAACTGCAGTAATATTTGCTGCTTCTCTTACTGAAAATGTTCCAGAATTATCTGCCCATAGCATTGCTTGTGGACGAGAATATTTCTTTCTACCATTTAAATATTCTGCATAATTATCTGCCATTAAATTCTAGTGCTCCTAATTTGTTGAGAATCAATCTTTTTGATTTCTCTAATAACTGTTCGTGCAATGTCGCTGGCATTTGAATTAGAACCACCAACATTGATATTTACTCCATAACTATTATACACGGAACCATTGTTGTATGTGCCATTATTCATAGCCTTTAGGTTTCCTACGCCATATTCTCTAACTGCCCCAGGGTTCATTACAAACTCCTTATCGTGAAGTTTTGCAAGTCCACCACCAGCATATCCTGTACGGAACATACCGCCATTTTTAAAGTGAGGAATGTTTACAAGTCCACCGTTTGCAAGTCCTTCGATAGATGTAAATCCACTAGAAGTTTTAGGCTTTACTTTTCCATTTAAAAATTGTGAAATCATGTCAAGAAGCGGAACATTTTGATTTCTTGTTAAGCCAAGTTGATTACCAAACATATTTTTTACATAATTTAACATTGGATTGTTATTTTTTTTCATTGTCATAGAACTACCCAAATTTGATTCAATATGTTTTAGTCCATATCCAGAATTTGGAACACCAACCAACCAGTTGGTCAAAGCGTCTCCATGTTTATATCCAATATAACCCTTAGATAATAGACCCTGAATGAGTTTGTCATTCCAAGGCATTTGGTCTAGTTGATTTCCTACGTGTGCTCTCCATTGATTTCCAGAAATATTTGCTTGTTTTTGAATACCAGATTGTGTTCCATGTATTTTTATATATTCTTTTGCTAATTTGTTGCTATCAATATATCCTTTTCCAAACAAAGTTTTTAATGCTGCTTTTGGAGTTACGCTCATACCGTGTACTTGATTTCCAAAACCGCTAAACATCTTATCGGAAATTTCTGGGGTTTGTGCAAAATAAGTTCCTGGTCCATATACCTGACCATTTTCTATTGGAATGTCTTGTGGGTGATATAGTTCTTCAATAATGTTATTGCTTCTATGTCTAGCTGTTTTGTTGAAAAATAGTGCAGCAATATTAGGAGGAAGGACGCTAATAAGTTTTGCCAAAGTTTTTGATGGCATATTGAATCCAAGACCCTGTGCCAATTTTTTATCTACTTTTGTTTCATGCATACTCCAAAGCATTTTTTGAAGAGCTAGATATGGAGATTTACTATTTAATAAATCATTAGCTCCAGTTAATGAATTTTTTGCTTGGTTTTTGGCTTGAAGTGATTGTCTTAGAAATTCTCCAAAATTAAAGTTAGAAGAACCCAAATTCCAAGGAACTAAATTATTTAAGTGGTCTTTACTTAATCCAGCTTGTTGCCATTGAGGAAAATCTGGATGACTCAAAATTCCCTCAGTAAAATTACTTACACCATTACGTAAAGCATATTTTACTCCTGCCTCTGTTGCCTGAAGACCTGCAAGCTTTGATTGTGAAAATCCTATGCCAGTTTTTGCCAAAGTGAATGGTGTTGCTCTAACACTGCTATCGCTAGGAATGTCTCCAAATTTACTTCTTGCTGCGTTCCATAACGGAGAGTCATACTTTTTGCCAGCTGGAAAATTTGTAAATCCTTCAAGTTTTAGGGCTTTTAGATATTCTCCTCCAGTTGCTGGCTTAGATGGATTAAATGCTTTTGCTGTAGCTTTACCTGCTTTAGCTGCAAGCATTTCAGTCATTTTTGCTGTATAAGCTGCTTTTGCAGCACCAACTTTTCCTGTTGACAGAAGTGCCTTTGCTCCTACAGCTCCTGCTTTGCTTGCTCCACCAAATCCAGTAAGTGCAAGTGGTGTAAGAATTGCGGTTAGGTAATCAAAAAATCCTCCCTTACCAGAAGCTACATTCATATATGACTCTGCAGTTGCAAAACCACCCATCACATCTGTTCCATGTGCTCCACCTTGAATGATTGGGTTAGTCAATCCAGCAGCAATATCATTAAGACCAAAACGTTTTTTACCAGGAACTTTATGTTCGGACTGTCTAAATCCTGCTAGTCCACCATTAGCAAATTTTTCTGCATGGTTTAGTTTGTCAAGGGTATGAGTTCCAATAGCCTTTACAGCATTTGCTCTAATAACATATTCACCATTTGAAAGCATGGCAGGTATTGAATCACTTGTTCCGCTACCTGCACCTGTAATGTGTCCACCGTCAGCAAACTTAAAGTTAGATAGAAGTGTTCCTATAAAATTAGATATTGTTCCCCAAATACCACCAGAACCTACATTTAAAGCAGTTGTTAAAAATGGATTTTTCATAATTGAGGCAGCATTATTTTTTGTAATTGTAAGTTGTTCTACAGTCATTCCTTTTATTTTAGTATTCTCGTATGGTTTTGGCTGTTCGTTGCTAATCTCAGTAAGTTTAGACTGAGCAGAACTTGCTGAACTGTCTAAGTTGTCTTGTTGATTTTGTAATGAACCAGTCTTTGTATCTCTCTGGTCCTGAAGAACATTTTTCTGTTGTTCTAATGCAACCTTTGCTTCATCTGCTCTAATTTGTTGCATTGCTTGAGCAGCACGGAATACGTCACCTTGAGAAAGGGCATCTGCTAAATCAAGTTGTCCTTTTTGTCTATCTGAAATTGATTGATTTAGTGCATCAATTCTTTCAAGTGCAGTGATTCTTTTATCATATAAATCATTAACTGCTGTTTCTTGTTTTTGAAGATTTTTTTGTTGATTAGTAATTCCAGTAATAACTTTTTGTTGTTTTATTAACTTTGCATGTTTTTCATTTTCAAACTTATCTAAATATAAAAGATATTTTTTTGCATCAGCATTTCCTATAGAGACATCGGCAAGAAGTTGGCTACTTAACGCAGCACCCTTCATAGCTAGTTTTAATACTAGTGCCTTATCTGATAGATTTGATATTAATGCTGCAGCAGTTGAAACTTCTGGACTAACCTCTTTCAATACTTTATTTAGGTAAACAATTCCATCTCCAGGATTTGCTTGTTCGGCAGCATTAAAACTTTGCTTAATTTTGCTAAATGATGATTCAAACTCTGTTACAGATATTCTACCTTTTTCAAATTCTTGAGATAATGCGGAAACAAATCCACTTAGTTGTGAAGTGTATGCATCTATATTTGCAGAAGCTAGCCAGTTAAGACCAAGCCAATCTCTTTGAGACTGAAGTTCTTTTACCATACCATCTGTAATTTCCTTGATACTTTTAGCTAGATTTTGTCTTCCTGTTTCTGTATCTAAGGTTAAATCTTTAAATTTAATAACAACGTTTGTTTTTTGAGCTTCTTTCTTAATAGCATCAACAATAATTTGTACCTGTTCAGCACCAACACCTTGACCATATAAATCAAGTGCTAGTGATTGCATTGTTATTGCAAATTGCTTATCTGTTGCTCCACGTAATTTGCTTGCCTGGTCTCCATAAAGAGATTTAAATTGGTCACTTGTTCTAAACTGCTCTGCAAGGCTTGCCTGTTTTCCTGTTTGACCTTCACCAGCAACAGACAAAGTTCTAATACCAGATAGTTTTGCATCTGTTCCAAAGAATTCATTAACTTTATCTAGTCTATCTTTTGTCATAGACAAAGTATCTACAACTGCTTTAGAAATTTCTGCTTGTTTTTTAGCATTTGCTGTAAATATTTCATATGCTGTTGTCGCTACTGTCAGCACAAGACCCAACTTTAAAAACATTGGAGCAAGATTTTTAAGTATTGGAAGTAGTTTTTCTACTCCAAATGTAGCAAGTTTTGCTTTTACTCCTTGTGGAATAAAGCTTCTACCTACATCGGCAATAAATGCAGCGTTTCCAACATTGGCAATAGTATTTCCAATGTCTCCACCAAGCATACTGCCACCCATACTGGCAGCCATACCTGCTCCACCAAGAACACCTCTTCTGGAAAGGAATGAACCAACTTTTCCAAATCTACTTGTTTTCTTGGATGCAGGTGTTTCCCTTGTTGCTGCAGCTATTTCATCTTTGGTGGCAAAACGTTTTCCATTATTATAACGAACATATTCTTTACCATTTTTATCGACACCAGTGGTTTTTGTAATTCCATTACCAAGTTGTTCCGTTACAGCAATTGTTGGTGTTGGTTTTGTTTTTGCTGCAGCTTTATTTGCATCACGCTTTGTTCTAGTTCCTTTTTTTGTTTCGGCAGTCTCTGCATTGATAGCAGATGTATTCTTTTTAATAGCCGTAGTTTGTCTCTTTTTTTCTTTATTTTGAGAGTTATCAATTTTTGCCTTTTGCTCTTCTAATGCCTTGTCATCAAGCTTAGGGTTAAGTCTTATTTTGCCTCCAGCTTTAGCTCCTTCAATAAACCCTCCAGCTTTTCCACCAACTTTTAGTCTTTCTCTAAGTCCAGCAGAAGCTATCCTTGTTCCAGGAGTTGGTCTATCAGTATTTTGATAAAAAGATTGCAAAGCTTTTATACCAGATTCAGTTGTTGGATATACTGCTCCACCAACTCTTCTTGGGTCCATTTTTTTCAATTCTTTTACTAAGGTTTTTTCATCTAGCCCAGACTGTGCAGCCATTTTTGCAATAATTTTTTTATCTTTTAAGATATCTCCAACAGCACTTGTTTTTCCGTCTCTGCTAATTCTTCCTTCTACGGCATCTGCAAATACTTGATTTAGTGCTCTATGGTCTGGTAAAACTGTTTTAGATGTAAAGGTTTTATCGTCACCCATTGACGATATATGGGTACTGTCTACTGGTCCAGCTTTTCCAAATCCATATTTTGCTAAAAAGTTGCTTCTTGCTTTTTTGTCTTCTGTATCTACTAATCCTCTAGCATCTGCTTCTGCAATCACTTGTTTTTTAATGGCTGCTTGTTCTTCTTTTTGACCAAACCAACCAGCCTCAAACAATGCTCTAACTTGCTCTATGATTGTTTTTGGAGCCGCCCTTACTTTTTGACGAGCATCCATCTTTCCTTTATTAAATCCTGGAATTTTTCCAGCAATCATTCCCTTAATAAAACCACGATATTTTTGTGCTGGTCCTGCAGGAATAACTGCTTCACCTGGAGCAAGCATTGCTGGAACAATATCTCCAGCACCTTTAGGACCAGGAACACTAAAAATACCACTAGCGTATTTTTTAGGTGCTGCTTTAGCCTTTCCTTTTCCTCCACCTGCAGCAACACCACTAAATGCAACTTGTGCAGAAATAGCTTTTTCATATTGTGCTGCTAGATTTGCTACTGCTTTTGCTTCTACAGTAAATGATTGTGTAAGTTTATTGTGTACCTGGTCTAATGAGGCAGCAACTGCAGCAGCTTCAATTTGCTGTTGTGTCATATAGTTAGTAGTTTCACCAAGAACCTGTGATGCAGTAGTTGTTTTATTAAATATACTCTTTACAAAAGAGAAACCTTTGATAAGGTTAGCAACACCGTTAGCAATCAAACCAAATGTCATAAGCATGATTGGTCCAAGACCAGCAATAACACCTGTAGTTGTAATAATAAATTGCTTTACTCCGCCATCAAGATTATTGAATGATTTAAGAACATCTGTACCGAATTTAATAAGTGGTGTAACAGCTTTAATAAATTCTTCACCAACAGGGGCAAGTTCTTTTTTAAAGTCAGCTACTGCTTTTTGGAATTTATACATTGGTGATGATGAAATACGATTAAGCTCTCGTTGAGCAAGAATTCCAAGTTCTGCAGATGATTGTTTAGTTAGTTCTAGAACTCTTGCTGCTTGGCTACCGTCTTTAATTACGTTTTGGAACAATGTAGATAGACGTGAGAATTGGAACTTGCCAAACAGTTGCTCAATAGCACGAGCACGATTTAGAGGGTCTAGTGTATCTAGTGCTTTTGCAAAGTCAATAACAAGATTTTTTACATCTCCTTTATTTTTTTCAACAATGCTTGAAATATTAATTCCAAAACCTTCAAGCATTTTGCTTGCTTTGTTAGTTGGATTAATGAGAGATGCAAGACCAGACTTTAGAGCGTTGGCACCTTCGGATGCATTGATACCACCTTCACGCATTGCTGTAAGGAAGAATGACAGGTCTTCTACGTTACCACCAAGTTGCTTGATAACTGGTGCTGCTTTTGGAATAGCAGTTGTCAGGTCTTCAATAGATGTTACAGTTTGGTTTTCAACTGCGTTTAGAAAGTTAATTTTTCCACGAAGTTCGTCAGCAGATGTTCCAAAAGCATTTGTTAGAGAGATTGTTGTCTCTAATGCTTTTTGTTGTTCTACGTTACCTAATACTGATAGACGTGTTGATTCTGATACTTGAGCAAGTAGGTCTGCCCCCATTTTACCAGTAGCAGCTGCTTTAGCAGCAGACTCCATAGTCTTTTCTACTGTAACTCCATATTTAGTAAATTCAGATGCTAGGTCTTTGACCTGTTTAAGCATTCTATCTGCTTCAGTAGATGGTGTAAAGCTGTCTCCATAAACACGTTTAAATGCAACTGCTTGCTTTTCCATTTCCATAAATGTTTTGGCAGCAGTTGCTCCAAGAATACCGAGTGGAATAGAAAAACCAACCATAAGCTGACGACCAGCCCATTGTGTGTTTTTACCAAAGTTTAGAAGGTTGGTAGAACCTTGTTTTAGTAGTTGATTTAAAAGCTGTTGCTTTTGTGCAGCAATCTGTGTTTTAGTTGACAGGTTTTCCATGTCAAGTGCAAGTGGTCTAACAGCAATTGTTTTAAGAGCACCATTTGCATCACGACCCATTTTAATATATTGAGTCTGTAGGTCCTTGACTCTTTCAATGGCTACCTTTTGAATGGTATCCATTTCTGTTTTAAAGAATTTACCAAAACTTCTGGAAGCACCACCAGCATATCTAAAATACTGGTTTAGAGATAATTTATTTTTTTCAAGTGATGTTGTAAAAGCTTGTGTAGATGATGCAACAGTTTTCATCTGTGCTGAGTATTGACCAGTTGCATTAATTGTGTCAACTAGTGACTGTTGCATTTGTAGTGATTTTAGATTGGCTGTAGCACTACCCTTAGCCATTGAGGAATGAAAGTCTGAAATCTGTCTTTGAAGAAGTTTGATTTGTGCTAGTGCTTGACTAGCATCAATATCAATTCTTACTTTGGACTCGAAATCAGACATTCATTATTACCTCTTTTATTAGTTTTTACCACCGATAAATTGAGTTCCACCCAAGGCTACGCCTGATGCTTCTTCAATAATTTGGTATACGGTTGGTAGGTCTAGGATATCTTCTAGCTTTGATGGGTCTTCAGCCAGTTCTGGCTTGTACTGACGCATTGCAATGCTTACGCATTCCATTAGAATATCCATTGATTTATCGTTGTCTTCTGCAACTTCTTCAATGCTTGTGAACTTTTTCATAAAGTCACGTAGAAGAGAAATCTTAAGTGGACGTACAGTAATAACTGTTCCATCTGGCAGAGTGATTTCTTTTGCTTCGTTAATGGTGGTTGCCATTTTGCCTCCTATAGGTTATAAACAATTATAACATAGAACAGATTGATTAGTCCCACTTTTCATAAGCTAGTCCCATACCAATACCGAATCCAGCTTTTTGTGCATTTGTTCCTTGTAGGGCTAGGATATCATCTGGGTCACTTGTTGCTCCACCACTAAATACTCTAGCTTTCATTGATTCCCATGCATCTGGTTCATTATTTTTACCAGATTGTTCATCTAGGTCTACACCCTGGATAGCAGCAAGAAATTTCTTTTCAGCATAGTCTGCGTCTCTCTTAGCATTTAGTGTACTCATTAGTTCTGGTAATGATAATGATTTTTCTAGCTCTTCATAGTCTTTCCAAATACCCAGCAAAAATGCTTCTGATTCAAGTGCTGCCAAGTCCATATTTTCCCATGTTGGTGGATTGTCTGATACCTGTTTCTGTGGAGTATCTTGTGTTTCTTCTTTATTCTTTAACTGAATACCTGCAGAAAAATCTAGTAGGTCATATAAAGTATCCATATCTATTGAGTCTTCTAGCAATTCTTTTGTTGCTATTTGTGGATGGTATTGTCTCATTGCGATTGCTCCACAAATAAGTAAAATATCCATTGTTTCTTCTTCTGATTGAGCTTTTCCAAAATTGGAAAATTCATCCATAAAATCTCTAAGATAAACTATCTTGAGTGGATTAATGTGTAAAACTGTTCCATCAATTAATTGTATAAATCCTGATTCATATATTTTAGTAGCCATGTATCTATTATAGCAAAAAGAAACTCCCCCAACCAAAGTTAGGGGAGCCTCAACTATTAAGTTATTTTTAGAATGAATCGCTAGTAACGTTAGATGTTGGATAGCCAGTCTTGTTACCTGCTGCGAGTGTGCGGTCTACAATTCTTCCGTATGTTCCTGAGTTATTAGGAAGTAGACGGAATGAAACGTCGAACATTGTTGCTGCATCACGTTTTGCGGATACAGTAACACTGTCAATAGAAATTGCACGATATGCAACGTAAATACGTTCAATTGTACTTCCTGCTGCACAGTCACCAGTTCCTGGTCCTACCGCAACCAAACCACGTTCGATTGGGCAGTCACCGATGTCTCCAGCGGATAACTGTAGAGTGTCCTCTCCAGTTAGACCACCAGTACCACTTGAAACGAATGCATCTGTTCTTGGACGAGCCAAGGAAAGAAGCAAGTTTTCTAGGGTAGCCTCTGCAAAGCTTGTGTTAAGGTTAACTGTCATGCCCTGCTTGTAGAGTTTAGCTACGTCAAGAACCTGGTCAACGCTTACTTCACCAAAATCTGGAGCAAATGTAAGGTCAATACCATTGCTAGTGTAACCTACGTTACGGAAGCTGGTGTTGTTGCTCAGAGTTTCTCTATATGATGCATCTGATGATGCAGCAGGTAGATTTGAGTAAGCCATTTCGCCGTTTTCATAAGCGTAAAGTGCTGCTGCACCAACGATAATGTTGGAGCTTGTACCTCTTTGATATGCCATAATTTTTTCACCTCTATTTCTTATGGAATTTATGGTTATGGGTGTTTCCTCAATATAAGTATAACTTGCGTTTATGATTAAATTGAGTCTTGAATAACCATATGGTAATCAAATTCAATTATAATTTTATTACCACCATAGGTCCGAGCAGTGCCAAAATCAATGACATCCCTGACCTCTTCTAACTGATATACCTTAAAGCTATGAAAATAAAAGTTTGGCTGAATAGTTTCTCCCTCTACGGTAATAGAACCTTTATCTTTTTGCCATTTATTTATTTCTTCTGCAGTTTCGTCTTCACGGTCCATTAGTCTTAGAATTTTTTCTGTAATCTTAATCATATTGACAACTGAGTTTTCTGCTGTGGCATAAAAATAATACAAAGCTTGTTCACATTTAATATGTGGAAATGGCTTTCTACGCATACGAATAAGTCTGTCATATGTACACATAATTCCACCTTCTGGAAAACTTGATGTTAAGTTGTCAATGGTAGATGGTGTTGTTGGGAAAAATGGTATGGAGCTAAATCCCAATGCCTCTAACTTTTCTTGAAGGTAATGATTTACCCAAAGCATTGGTGTATTTAATATAGATGTTGCTGTCATTTGATTGCTCCTACTATCCAATTATACCCTGCTTTAACACCCTCTGAACGCTTAGCATTCTTTTTTAAATGTTTGTGAAATTCTGCTGGATTTTCTAAATTATATGCAATTCCAGATGCTTGCAAAAAAGATTGAGTAAAATATCTATTAAAAAACATATCAAGAACATGGGTAAATTGTCCCTGAACTTCTCCACCTGGTTTATTAATTTGAATAGGATTGGGCGTAAAGATAGTTTCTTCACCATTTTGAAATACAAGAACACTTGAGTTTTTGGGTTTAATAGTAATTGGAATTCCCTTTTCCATAATTTCTGCTTTATTAAAAAATGGTGTAGTAGACCCTCTGCTTATAGATTGTGATTGTTTAAATGAATATGTAAAAACAAGATTATTAGATGTAAGAGTATAGTCAATATCGTATAGCCTTGCTTCTGGGCTTCCAGTCATATACCATTCATAAACATGATGTAGTCTTTGTGGGTCAAGTTTTGCATTAGTATCAATAAATTGTTTTGCTATTTCTACTGCACTAGCACCAAGTTCATTTAAAAATTTTGTCTTACCTAATTTAGCACCGTCAACATATCCGTTTGAATATTCTGCAATATTCATAATGTCTCTAAATAAATTTTTATCATCAAATTTTACTGTTATCATATGTCCGTTCCTTGATTTTCTGAACGTTTAACAATTATTTTATAATACTCTACACTTCCAAATGGACCAACCACTGGCTCAAATGTTGCAAGTTCAAATATTGTTGGCTGTCCAGAACGTGAACCAGAAGTTTCTAAATAAATAACATTGCTATTCTTATCTCTAATATTAGTTATTAGAATATTTGTGAGAGCATTTCTTTCGTCTTCACTTGAAAATCTTATATCGGTTCTTACCCTACCATTTAAAGCATTATCAATATTTAGTTTAGCATCTGGTTGAATGTCTTTTTTATTTTTTAAACCACTAGCAACAAATGCACATGAAATACTTTTATCTAATACCCAGTTTCTTTTTACATCTCCATAAGCACCTTGCTCAACTATTGGATAATAAACATCTGCAAGCATTGGAAATAAAAAATCTGTGGTTTCGCATATTGCCATTACAACACCCCTGGGTGAGTAATAGTCTTGAAATATTTAGATAAAATTTTATCTACAAGAATATTTCCTGTTCCCTCAAAAACAGCAGTATCAAACTTAACATCAAATTGGTCAGTATTGTAGGCATTGATGTATCTTTTATAATAATCAAGTCTTCCACATTCAATGTCGTCAATAATCATTTCAGTTGCTTTTTTAATGTCAGATGGGACCATTAGGTATCCATCTTCACCAACAATTGTATAATCGTTACCAGCAGCAAATCCACGACCACCGTACATAAGACCAATATAGTCTGAGGAACCAGCTGGAAAAATTGATGGAGTTGATTCTCTTCTATTTATTTCGCCAGTATAGTCTAGGGTTAATGCGGTTTGGTCTGGCGTGAATACATATTGAGATGTCCAATATTTTTTAACAGAACCAAATTTAGTTTCTGCAGAAACTTGTGCAGATGTTATGGTTTTACCTGTAAGTCTAAGTCCATACAATCCAGCATTTTCTAACAATTCATATATAGTGTATGTTCCGTCAAGATTGGTTGAACCTTGAATTGTAACAATATCTCCTACAGAATAATCTAACTTACTAAGTGTTTTTAGACCAAGATTACTGTTTGATGTTGGGTTAGCATCCCAAAATCCTGTAATTTCAATATTGTCTTCATCTTTATAAACAAGAACATTGTTTTCATATAAAGCAATAACTCTTTTTAGGTTATCCCAAACAGCAAGATAATCACTACCCAAACCAAGAGTATTAATTAGGTGTCGTTTATAATAAAATCCATCTGTAACAATAGAGTCAATAATTGCTCGTGCTAGTGCTTCTTGGTCTTTATATTTGGCTACCTCACTTGCTACTGTTGATTTTGTGGTGGGGTCTACATATGGTCTACGAACTTCGTAGTAGTCCTCAAAAAATAAATTACTTGGAATAGCACTTGTTCCAGAATAAACCTGAACCTTGTAGTCTGCATCATATTTAAGTGGAACAACAACATCAATTCCATTAAACGAAACCCTAGTCCAACCTACTTCATAAACAATGCTAAAGTCAAGCATATCTGTTACTACCAAATATGCAGTAGACCCACTAAAGCTATCTGGAAAGTCTATTGTAAATACAAATTTATTTGTTGCAAAATTTTTGTATGTCCAGCCTGTTGTGCTTTGTGGTGTTCCAGAATTTACTTTAATGATTTCCATTAATTATCAAATGCCTCTTTAATTTCTTTTGGTGTAACAAATCTAATGTGAATTCTAGTCATCCATTTATCGGCTTGTTCTTGTGTTACAAAGTTGTAGCCACGTTGGACTTCTCCCACACCTTCCCAAAAAACATTTCTGCTAGAATACAGTGCAACCTTTTTCTTTTTAAGTTCTTCCTTTTTAGGTTCTTCTTTTTCAATGCTAGAGCCAATTGTATTATTAATTATTGAATCTGCTGAAGCTTTTGTGTTGGTCTTTTTCTTTGGTATAGTTATTACAACATTTTCTTCTTCTACCGCTTCAATTTTTGAAACAGAAATACCAAATTCATTTGCGGTCTTTTCAACCTGAGTGATTTTTTGTTCTGACATTATTCCTCCGATTATATTATAACAGATTAATAAACCAAAAGGGGATAGAAGCCGAAGCCCCTACCCCCTCTAAGTGGGTTAACTCAAGATTATAGGCTTGAGTCGATTGAGTCGCTGTCAACGTATGCGATAGCGTCTTGTTCTTCCCATTGAATACCGAAACGTACGAATACGGTGTATTCAACTGTGTCCTTCTTTGGCACGTAGAAGCGGTTTACAGTGATATCTCTCTGGAAACCCCAAATACGGTTGCTTGGGAAGGTAAGGTCTACGAAACCTTCTGGGTAGTAAGGAACTTCCATAACTGGAATACCTAGTACACGAGTAACACGAGCGTCACCAAGTACAATGTCATTACCGTTAAGGTACTGATTGCGGTACTCGTATGACCAAATGTTGTTGTTGTTTGTACCATTTTGACGTACGATGCCCTGGAATGCTGAAGTTCCTGCGTAGAACTTTAGACCAGTCTTTAGAGCACGATACTTGCGTGGTAGGCGGTCAACAACTTGCTGTAGTACTTCTGGTGTGAATGCGTTAGCTGTAACTGTAGCAACGTATTCGTGTGCCCAACCATCAGTCTTAGTACGGTTTACGAAACCTTCCATAATGTTAAGGAATGCGTTCGCACCTGTACCAGTACCATTGATTGCTAGGTCTTCGATGTCATTAGCAAAAGCCTGTGTCATCAAACGAACTAGGTGGTCTTCAAGAGCAGCACCTTCGATGTTGTCTTCAAGGGCTTCGGATGATACTTCCCAGTCAAGACGAATCTTTTTGGTAGTAAGTTCAACCTTAGTGAATGTAGCACCTGCGTTTGTGTAGGTTGCATCACCTTGGTTGGCAGCACGAATAACACGCTCTCCAACGTTAACCTTTTCAAGTTCCATTGTGTTAGCTCGCATTGTTACACGACGACCGTCCTTAGCAAGAACAGTACCGTCCCAAACGTATTCGATGAATCTACGAGCCTGTTCAGGACGTAGAATACCAGCACCAGCAAAAGTTGGGTTGGCATCGTAGGATGGAGTAACAGCGTTTGGACCAGTTGTTACACCAAATTGTGCAGTTGGGATGTTACCAAGTGTTGAAGCACCTGGGCTAGTTACACCACCAATGTTTCCAGATGCAAAGCCACCCTGAGCATTTACTTCTGCTGCAGTGTAACCACCTGAACCTGGATAGTTTTTATTAATAATTTCTTCCGACATAATTTTCACCTCCTAGTGAATTTGATTTATCTAAACAAATCGGATGTTTTGAGGAAACTTCCGCCCCATAGGGATTTCTCAACCTGTTCTGGTTGATGCTGTAGAACCTCACTGAGGTCTCCAGATTTACGGAAAGCGGTATCTGCTTCTACTGCGTCAATTCGCTTTCCGAAATTGTTAAAGTCTGATTCTGCATCTTCAATTTTTGCTGATACAAAATTTACTGACTTTTTAAGTTCTGCCAAGTCGTTAGCTAGTGATGCATTTGCATCTGCTAGTGACTTGACAATTGCTGTGATGTCGCTAAAGGCTGTTGTAACAGTTGAAGTTAGTTCGGTAACTGACTTAGCAATTGCTTCGTCTTCACCAACAACTTCTTCTACAACTTCTTCTACAATGGCTGGGTCTGCGTCAACGTCAGGAGCCTCTACGGCTTCTTCTGCAACAACAGTCTCAACAACTTCTTCTGTAGCAGGAGCGTCAACTACAACTTCTGCCTCTGGAGCGACTTCGGCTACTTCTTCATTTACGATTTCGATTGCCATGTTATCATTCTCCTTATTTATCTTAGTAACGTTAATGCCTTTAGCACTATTAACTAAGAACTTTAGCATTTCTGTTTTTTCGTTATCATTTTTCTCAACGAAACCAATGTTCTGCATAGGTACCCCAGTTGTTGGGCTTACCTCTGTTTCCTTTTCTGAAAGCAGGACTAATCCTGATTCAGCATCCCAGAATACATTTTCGATAAGTGTTTCAATGCTTTCACCTTTGAAAACATCAACTCCATCTATCTTTTCAACAGAAAGAATACTTGCAAATTGATTTGCAGGGGTGTCGACTAGAGATAGTTCCATCAGGTCGTAGTCTTTAATGATACGAACTTTTTTTGAAAGTTCTTCATTATAGGCAGTATCATATTTGTTCATTTTACCGCCAATAGAAAAACCAGAAAGAGTTCCGTCTAGAACTTTCTCCCAAGTGTCTTGAGCACCCTTTGAAATATATGTGGATACGTAAATACCAGAATACATCTTTTTTGTTTCTGGGTCAAAGTATTTGTCTTCTTTAAATGAGACCATTTTACCAACGGCTACTGGTTGGTGCATTTCACGAATGTTGCCACGAAATTTTTGGAATGCCTTCATTGAGGCTTCGGGCGTGACAATATCATTCTGTCTATCAACGTTATCGAGTGTGGCGAAGCCAGAGACGATACGCCTCTCTTTGTCTACTTTATTAAATGGCATCGATAAGCGAACGTTGTCGCCATCGGTATCCCAATGAGCTTTTTGAATAGTCATGTTACCTTAATTATATACCCTTTTTTACAAGTATTGTTATTATATTGTAACACACTTTTATTGAGAAGCTCTTCCCTCACCCTGTGCGTTTCTTCCAGCAATAGTTGCAGTGCTGTCAGATGCATTGTTTGCTCTTTCAGCATCCCTTGCCCTATTCCCTGCTAGATTAGCACGAGCATCAGTTGCCTGTCTTGCCGATAGTTCCATAGGTGTTGAGCCATCGCCATCTGGTCTTTGTGGAAGACCAAGAACTTCACGAGCTTCGTCTGGAAGCATAATCTGAGTTTTAACATAACGCTCAAGAATTTGTGACTGAGCAACTTCGTCTGTAAGAGTAAGTTCATTAAACTTAAATTCTAAGAGGTCTGTCTTTTCTTTTACTATTCTGTTAATCATTTTTTCTAGTGATGTTTGTGCTGGTCTTGCTACCTGCTCTTTGAATGTTCGGTCTTGTGCTAGTGCTGCTGCAACTCCTCCTGCATCACCACCACCAATTTTTGAAAGTGGAACTTGGTGAGCAACAAGAATGTCATCACGGTTACGAATACGATATTCATTAAATGATGCCTCCTGGACACCATTCTCAACAGGTTCCATTTTAAACTCAACCTTGTTTGTTTCTGAGTCTCCTGGAAGTGGAATATAAAGTGTTCTATGGTTTTGACCTTTTAGGCTAGTCTGCAAGAATCTAAACATTTTATCTTCTGCGTCAGACGATAGCTTTGCTCCCTTTAAAGTAATGATGTAACGTGGGACACCCTTATTGCCAAAATAGTCGATATTGTATTGTGATGCAAGCTGGTCACCTTGTAGTGCTGTAATTGCAGAAATAATATCTGGAACACCATAGTAAGTGTTTAGTGGAGAGTATTCTTTAAAGTGAATAATCTCATTTGGTCGTGGGTCGTCAGTAATTAGGTTTTGATTGGTTGCCCCAAAATTACGGAAATAAACAACCTTGTCTGCAATAATCTGAACGTATCCGTCCTTAAGTCTACGAACACGCATTGTTACTGCTGGGATATGACCAAGGTAACCAATTTCTCCTGTGGTTGTTCTACCAATCTCAAGATATCCATTACCCATTGACTGAACATCTGTGTAGACTTTCATCATGGTATTTGTAAAAGAGTCTTCATCATTTAGTGATTCTATCCAGTCATTAATTTCTACCTTGGCTCGTTCTAAACGTTTACGAGCTTTTTCTGTGGCAGATTCATTGGTTGACGCTTCTAGCATCATCATGGTCTTGCGAGTTGTTTGGAACATATAACCAAGACCAACAATGTTTTCTACTTTTGCATCAATGGCTGCGTGATTAGCAAATGATGTGTCATAATAGTTTGCAAGTTCGAACAGATTCCAAGGTGGCGTGATTACGTCAAAGAGTCCATAGACATTTCTAAATACTGTTCCTGGATTAATCTCTTTTGACTGTGCTCCATTAATACCAGAACTAATACCCATAGCACTATCTATGTATTGTGCTGAGGGTTCTGCTTTGGTAAATGAACGACTTATTCTTCTCTTAAAATTAGAGTTAAGACCGTTGAGAGTTTTTACATCGTCCCATGATTTAGTGAATGGGTCTTGTTCTGCAAACTGATTACGTTCTTCTTCAAGTTCCGATAGCGATGCAGGAATTCTGTATTCATATTCTTCCATTATTCTTCATCTCCATAAAGTGCAATAGTGTCTTGAGCAGCTTTTACAGCACCAAGGTCATTTAGATTTGGAATAAGACCTTGCTTCATTCTGTCCACCTGCTCGCTGTGTTCTTCATCTGAAATTCTTCCAAGACCAGGATAGAATAGTGGGGTACCGTTTGGCTCTCCCCAATATGTAGCTGCGTCTTTAAGTTTTTTAACTTGTTCAGTATCATTCTTTTTTGAAGGGATGTTTAGAATATTTCCTTCATTATCTAGGAACGGCTTACCATTCTCTCTAATCCAAACATATAGTCCCCAGTCATAGTGTTTGTCAATAACTTGGATTTTAGCACTGGATAACGCTCTTTCCATAGCGTCCATTGGTTCTTTTTCTGGTTTTCTCATACCAATAGTATACCATATTATAGAGGTATTGCGTCAGATGTGGTAGTCTCTATTGCCATAAATGCTCTATATAAGAACGATTGTGGTATTAGATATGGATACGAATAGTCTTTTCCAACAATCTTTTTACCTGTTCCAGAAAATACTTCCTGAATATTTGATGGATTTGTACCAACAAATACTGATGTTGCTGGACTTGTTGCCACATCTTGCCAAGTTAATGCAGTATAGTCATTCCATGTTTTTGATGCAATTGCAGAATATCTAACATTAATCCATTTTGGATATATGTATATTGGTGAATTTCTTTGACTTGAGTTTGGTTGGAAATACTCAAAATGATTTATTAATTGTTTGCCAGAGAAATTAAACTTTCCAGCTTTTGAGTTAAGGCTATAATCAGTTGTAAACTTAATGCCTAGCATAAACCATTCATCTATAGAAACAATCGCTCTATCTACCTCTACACCATTTAGATAATACTTTAAGCTTGTGTATGCTGCTCCAGATTGGTCTTTGGCATAAATTCTACCTCTAGTCAAAGCTGATGTTTCTCCAATTACATAAAACTTTACCTTCGTTGAATCATCAACATTTTCTAATTCAAACATTAATGTTTCAGTATTTGCAAATTGTGTTAATGGGAACTTTGCTGAAAATTGAATAGCACCAATACTAAAATCATCATACTTGTCTTTATTTATATTTGAATAATATCCCCTAGTTGATGCATTTGTTCCTACCACCCTAAATCCAGACTGTGATGTTAAATAATAATATGGGTCATTAGACTTAGAAATAAGTATAGGATTATTTCCTGCTCCAAAAGAAATAAGTTCATCTCCGTTTGTTCCAATTGTTGTACTTGAACCAATTGCTTGTGCAGCAATTTGTAAATGTCTTATGTTGGTCGGATTCATAATAACTCCAGGACTGTTTGTTTCTATATGAATTCCTAGCGTTAATGTACTAGATGAAACATTTGTTGGTATGTATACAACTGTTCCATCAGTTACTTGATATTTAGTATTTGTCCAAGCACTAGTAATATTTAGATATCTATCTGTTCCAACAATTGTTGTGTTTGCAAATGTTGTGATATCTGGGTTTCCGCCAGTTTGAAAAGTTAGATATGTTTTAGTATCTGCACTTGTAGCATCTATTTGATTTGGATAGTCAACGTTAAATTGTAGGTAATCAAGTCTATACTGACCATCTACCGTTTTTGCAAGACGACTTAGAGGAACAATATCTTGCCAATATGAATTTACTGCAATATCCATAAATGATTGTCCACTCCAACCATTATTTAATAAAAGAGTATAATTTGCAATGTGTGTGTTTAAACTTCCTGCTGTTATAGTTGAATAGTATCCATCGGGATTAAATGATGAAGATACCTTGCCATAGTTTCTTAAATCACCAAAACCAACTATGTATATTTTTCCAGTAAATGTTTGGTCGTCTGTAAAATCTTTTGAACCGCCAACATAAATTTTTAGATTTTCTCTATTGGCAAAAAACTTTGAAAAATTTGAATTTTTTGTAACTAAATTTGTAATATTTATTGCAGCTGCATATTTAGTATTTAGTGATGATGCACTAAAAGTTGCAAGCGTTGAAGCGGTATCTGAATTGTAGTAAAAATAATATCCAAGAGTATTATTTAAAATAGATACTTCTAAATAATTTTTAGGTTTATTTATATCTACAATTTGAAAAATAATTTGCTTAGTGTCTGTGTTATTTTCTGATTTATCAAATACTGTATAGAACATATCAATATCATTTGAAATTTGTTTAAAGTTATTAAAAGATATTCTTGACTCTATTCCATTCCAAGTGCTGTTTGGTTGAAGGTCAAAGTACGTTGCATTAATTGATGATAATGCATTTAGCATATCTGTTTGAGTTAGTGTGCTAGATGGCTCTATCTCAATTATTGGCAAAGTATAATTTGGTGTTGAAAGTGTATCCTTGTCTACAATAAAATTATTATTTGTTACTGCACTTTTCCAAGTATTAGATTGTGACACTCCATAATTTTGATTATTAGCATATTTTGCAAGAGTATAGTCTGGAACAATTGCTGAACCAGAATAAGCAGACACCACATCTTTTGGAAAACCTACTGCTTGACCATAAGAAAATCTAGATAAAGCTGTTGATTTTGTAATTCCATAATTATATACAGCAACACAAGATACTTCTAATGAAACATTAGAATGAGCATAAAAGCCTATCCAGTCTTGTTCTATATTTGATGCTGGTGTTCTATAAACATATGGATTAGCTAATGTAGATTGTTGGAATAATGCCCCATCATAATACACAGTTTTTCCAGAATCACCTACTGCAAATGTTGTGCTTGAATATGTATAAGGTCTTGCATATGCTGGAACAGTTGGAGATGTTCCGACGGTTTCTGGAACTGTAAAAGTATAAGTTACTCTTGTCCAATCTGAAGACGAAATTGTTGTTGCTGGTCCAATAGATGAACTTCCAGAAATCAAACCTAGCGATGAGTCATAATAATCTATTACATTGTTATATTGCTTTCCTGTATTTACATCTTTCATGTAAATAGAATAAGTGTATGTATTTCCAGGAGATATTGGAATTAGTTTTGTATTTGTAGATGTAGATGAACCTATACCATCTGTTACGGTTGTGGTTGTGGCATTAGCAACAACAAAATATGTGTCTGTTACTTCCGTAACAGTAAATGTTCCGTTATATCCTGCTGGTGCTAAGTTAGAGGTTGTTACAGTATCACCTACGGAATAAATATTATTTCCTGTATATTTTACATAGCCAACAGATGGAGAACTTGGAGTAACAGCAGTAATAGCAACCGTTGTTGGGGCTGTTACTGTATTGATACCACCAGTTGTTCCAGTAGAGCCAACAGTGTAAAGAATTGATGCAGAGCCTATAAAAGAATCACCAGTAGAGCGAGCATTCGTTCCATTTCTGGTTCCCCAGCCAACGTTATGATTTTCAAAATTAGAGTTAATAATTTTATTGTCTAAAGTTGTTGGATAATAATATTCAGAAAGTAATATGTCTTTGATATCATATTTAAGATTTCCAACACTATCTCCATTTATAAACATTTCTGCACTACTTTGTGAAGTTACAATTTGAACTAACATTGGTCTATCCCATTCACCAATATAATATGAAATAAAGTTAGTTCCTACCTTAAGAATTAAATTTGCTAAATCTACATATAGTCCATCATTACTAGATATTGGACCCATTATTCTTTTCATTGACAATGTAGATGAATTTATCTTTAACCACATTTCATATGTTTTTGTTTTATACTTATCTACTTCATTTAAAAATCCATACCCTGGAAGAATCAGCGATGGTTCATTTGCGGTATATGGATAAATCTTAGTAGAATTTGTGCAACCATAAACCATTGGATGTCCAGTATTTCTTGCATAGGAGACATCGCCTTGAACAACATAATATCCTTGCTTATCTGTATAGGTTCCTGTTGGTTGATTAAAAGCTGTATTATATTGTGATGCTAAAATACCAGATGTTTTTGGAATAGCTATTGTTGTTGGAATTGTTGATTTTTGACTTCCTAAGTCTTCTACGTTAAAATCTTCTGCCCATTTTCCAACGGTAAGTCCATTAACCATAACAGCAACTCTGTCTGCAGATGCTGGAGCAGAATAATTAAATCTTAAAACAACTTTTGCTCCAGTAACCGTGGTATTAAAAGTAGCAGAAACATATTGATAATTATACATATCTTCTGTAATTGTAATGGTTGGAGTTGAATATGTAATTGTTCCACCAATATCATATCCTATCGCAATCTGTGTAATATATGGACTTGCTTTTGAAACATATGCACCAATAGTAAAACTATCGCTATTTGAGTTAAATGTAAAATCACTTGTTGCTGTAAAAAATGTTCCAGAATTAACGCCATCTTTATACAGCAATGATACTGTTGTTCCAAGTTTAGGGTTTAATTCAGTTGTGGTTGTACCCAAAAAACTTGAGGTAAAAGTCCAGTTAGTGGATAAACTTCTTTGTGCATCTGTAATTAAAGATAGATATTTGGCATCACTATCTAGTGTCCACAAAGCTAATGGGTGCTGTTGTAGAATTTTGTCTGCATAAAGATTGGAAGAGTTTGCCATGATAATTAATTTTACCACACTACAAACAAAAATACCCTGCCAAATTAATGACAGGGCATCTCTGTGAGTTTTTACTTTTTGTCTGGAATTTTGATTTCACAGTAGTCAGTGGTGCAGTATGCCTCACCCTGTGCCTCAAGATTGTCTACGCCGTCATAGATAGCAGAGAAGTCAATCTTTGCTAGTCTTCCAATGTAGTAGTCGTACTCTTCTTCTGTAATTTCAGAGTATGGCTGCTGTGGGTAAACTGTGTTTCCCATTGGCAAGAATGAAACTGCCTTTAGCTGTCCCTCATACATATTTAGTACAGAAGAGATATGCTGCTTTTCAGTTGCGGTATCAAATGATAGCGTTACTGAAACACCATTGTCTGACCAGTACTTCTGAGCAGTAGCAGCAAGGGCTGTCTTCTCAAATAGAGTTACATCCTTCTCTGCTCGCTTCTGTCCTGAAGCAATCGGGAAGTATACTACAGAAGTATTTGCTGAAACTAGGTCTGCCTCAATCTTATACCCTGCTGCTTTGAACAAGTGTAGCATTGGGTCTGTGTTTCCAAAACGAATTGCTCTTAGGTAGAACTTTCCGCCTGGACCCCAGTGAACACCAGGTGTTGCACCTGAAAGGATTGACACAGAACCAGATGGCTTTACTGTGGTTACACGAATTGATTCACGAACACACATCCACTCTGAGTACTTGTTATCGTAGTAACGAATCTTGTTATAGCCATCGTCCATCCATTCACGAGTGGCAGGTAGTCCATGCTCGTCAGCAAATGATGCAATACCTGTTAGCGATGTTCCGATTCTACGGTTTCTCTGCATGATGCCGTTGGTTTGCTGCCAGTGTGTAGGAAGAAGCGTTACAGTCTTTCCATATAGGTAAGCAAACTTTAGAGTGCGTAGGAAGTCTTCCTTGCTCTCGTGACGGTTTAGGTGTACTTCTACTAGGGTACATAGCTCGTATGACTCTAGTGGCTGTTCTGCACACGGATTGAACCCCATCACACGATAGTCCTTGCCATCTGCAGGGTCTGCTAGGCGACCATAATTACGAGCAACATCTAGCCAAATAAATCCTGGCTCTCCATTGTCAACGATGCGGTCTACATACTTCTCGTAGTCCATTCCTACGGTTGCTTCGATAGAGTTGTTAGACATCCAAGCCCAACCTGGGTTTTCTGGGTCATATGAATTACGCTCTGGGAATACATCTGCATTCTTTAGGTTTAGGAAATCTTCATCTCCATCTACCCCGAGTGCAAGAGTAGCAGAACGACGAACGTTACCAGAAACAACACAAGTACCAATAAGGTTGATAAGGTCAACGATGGCACGAGCATCTAGTTGTTCTCCAACACGACCAGTCAGAACGTGACTGATTCTTTCGTGTAGTTTGATTAGTGGTTCTGGACCAGAGGCTACGCCACCAAATCCTTTAATTGGAGCACCTTCTGGGCGAACTTCTGAATAGTCAAACTTCTGGATGTTTTGACCTGAACGAAGATATGAGTTGATTAGAAGACGAGTTGCTTCTACCCAACCTTCACGAGTGTCGGGAACAACATAAGTTACTTCTGGTTCTGTTGGTGCATAGATTGGAAAATTCTTATCTTTTCCAAGGGTGTCAAAGCCAACTCCAATACCAAGCATAAGAGCATCCATCACCCAAGCAAAAAGAGCACCTGGGTCATTCTTGTCTAGGTCTTTAGTTGATACCATTGCACAGTTTTGTAGAGCTGCTGAGTTACGCTTTTCCATTGTGAGTGGTGTTCCAAATGTCCACATACCACGACCTGGTGGTGTCCACTTAAGATTAAACATTCTATCGAATGCTTCCTGTGCTGACTTCTGTGCCTTATAGTCATTCCAGGGGAGACGATTCTCCTTTGCATGGTTTTTCTGGACAGAATACATACCTTCAATAACTCTGCGTACTACTTCGTACCAGCGTTCTTTAGTTCCGTCTTCTTTGACTCGTGAGTAGGTGCGAACAAAGGTAATTTCTCCAAGAGCATTACCTCCTGCATCCACGAATCCAAAGGGTGATTCGACTGATTTGTACTTTTCAACAAAATCATTCGGTAGGGTAAATGAGAAAAATTCCGACATAGTGTTTCCACCTTTCCATAACTGTGATTAGTATAAGTATACCATAGTTTTTAAAAAAGTAAAACTATGTTAATTCTTGCTCAAAAATTATGTCAGAATATTCAGTTTGGCAGGGACCACAAATTATTGAAGGTCTTTCTTCATTGTTTGTAACATAATATAGCCTAGCATTTTCAGTAGGGCACTCTTCTCCATGACAAGTTATCCACCAACCAAAACGTTTTACTACTTCATCTTCCATTATGCCCACGCTCCAAAACTGTTACTAGATGTTGCAGAACCTATTGGTGTAAGTTTTATAAATGAGTCGGCACCTAGAGTTAGGGTTAGGGTTGCTGGGGCAATTCCGTTTGTTCCACCAAAGTTAATAGAAAAACTTCCAGCTGTTGTGGAAGTTCTAATTATTCCACGCATTACAATTCTATGCCAGTTTCCGCTTGCTGTAACAACTGTAAGTGTTCTGTTAGTATTTTGTTGCATTGCATAAAATGATGAAGCAGTAGATATAGTAGTTACTGCAGCAACGTTTTGAATAATGTTTCCTTCAGCTAGTATTGTTGTGCCAGTAGGATATGAAAATGTTATGGCTTCCGAAGTTGGTGCATTTGTTGTGTATGATGTCTGTAAATATAAAGTTGCTTCAATTTGATATGCAGTAGATGTAGCCAATGGAAGAGCAAGTCCAAATACGCTTCCAGAAATAGCAGCACCACCAGTAGATGTTCCAGTAACAGCAATAGAACTTTGATTTGAATAGAAATAATTTGATTCAATTAGTGCCCTGCCAGATGTGGTAAATGGGGTAGCTAAAAAGTTTGCATTATTATACTCCACAGCACCAGCAACTGGTGTACTTAAAACAGAACTAGATGCACTAAAGTATAGTGGGGCTGTGTCTACTGCTGTTCCACCTGCTCTAAGGTCTACTGAACTTGCGAATGTAGTGATACCAGTAATTGATATATTAGCACTTGCATTTCCAATAGTTAAAGAGTCTGTATTTGATGTTCCAATAGAAATAGTGCCATTTCCATTTGATAATGGTCCACTTCCAAGACCACCGTTGATGGTTACATCTCCACCAACACCACCTGTTGTATTTGAAGCACCACCAGTAATAAAAATGTCTCCACCACTTGCAGTGCTAGTTCCAGTAGTTGCCGAACCACCAGTAATAGTTAGGCTACCGCCAGTACCAGTTGTGTTTGTGGTTCCACCAGCAGTAATTGTAATTGCTCTACCAGGTGAAGTAGCAATTGGTGTTCCCATAGCAATTGCAAGGGTAGCTGATGTGCTAGTAATGTCTCCACCATTTACAGCAATGTCTCCAGTAAATGTATTTGTTGCTGCTCCAAGAGAAGCATATGTTCCAGATAGGTCAGGAATATCTGTTGATACTAATGCACGGAAAGCAGGTGATGCACTTGGTCCTGCTGCTGGCCCAGCAAGAACATAGTTTGTAGTTTTAGAACCATATGGATTTGTAGTATCTCCATATCCAATAGATGCTGCAGAAATTGCTGTTCCATTACCAGAAAGCAAACCAGTAATACTTGTTGTCAGAGTGATGGCTGGTGTGGTTGTTGCATTTGCTACTGTTCCAGCAAAACCATTGGCAGAAACTACCGATAGTGTTGTAACTGTTCCATCTCCACTACCTGCTCCAATGTCTGACCTAAAGTTTGCTGCCGACCTTGCAGTTACTGTATTGTCTGCATTTATTCTTAAAAATGTAATTGCTGATGGATTTGTAAGTGTAAATATATTTGAGCCAACAGTTGTGGCTCCTAAAGATGTTCTACCTGTTGCTGGTGTAAGACCTGTACTTCCACCGTCCCATTGAGCACGTTCATTGTAGGCAGTTGTCCAATATCCTTGTGTTGTCGTATCTGGAATAGAGTATCCAGAAGCTAAAGATATTGCAAATGTTCCAGAAGTAGTAATTGTTGATGGAGTTACAGACAATCCTGTAGGAACCGTCATTCCTACCGAGGTTACTGTTCCAGAACCTCCTCCACCTGCAGCAGTAGAAAAATAAGATAGGGACGACCATTGAGTTGTGCCATCACCTATCTTAAATTTTACTGTATCAGTTTCGTAACCAATTTCTCCTGCAGCAAGCACTGGGTCTAAAGCAGACCATCTACCTGAAGTACCTCGTTTTTGCTGCTGGATATTTGCCATACTACTCTACTGTTAGTTTATCAAGTTCAGCCTGATACTCTGTAATGGCTGCAGTCAAAGTTGCAATTGCATCATTAGCTTGCTCCAAAAGATTTTCATCAATTGGGTCTTTTGACTCTGCTACTTGCTTGTTCAAGGTGTGCTGATATCCTTCTGCTGCAAACTGTTGAATACGTTGAGTTAGAAGGTTTTGTTTTTGCTCTGTAGTTAAAAGAGCACCGAAATCAATTGACATGATATTCCTTTCGAATAGATTAATTGTGTATATTGATTATACCATAGAGTCTTCTGTGAACATAACAAATATTTTAAAATTGTAGTTTTTGGCATTAATATTTGGTATAATTGTATTGAACTTCCCACAAGGAAGTTTTTGCTTTATCGGACTCTACTTCATAAAGAATACTGTCTGCCAGAATACCGTTGCAATTTAACGGTAGAGTAACAACATAAAAAATAAGGAGGTAGCAAAATGATTAAAAAATTTGCTGCAGTAGGCGTAATGGTTTTAACGCTTACAACGTGTTCAACACCTGCACAAGGTATTGTACAAAAACCAATTGTTTCAAATGTAACACAAAGTAATTTTGATAATAAGCCATCTATTAGTTTTGAAAAACAAATAGTCTTAAAATCAAATACTAAAAAATTAAATAATGCAATTGCTAAACTTAAGCAATATGTAGGAAAGACTTGGTATGTCTTTTCAGGCAATACCCCTAATGGTTGGGATTGCTCAGGTCTAACAATGTGGACCTATCAACAACTCGGAATTGAGTTAAAGCACAGTGCAAGTGCCCAGAAAAACTCTGGTAAAAAATATAAAACCCCAAAAATTGGTGACGTAGTTGCTTTCGGATGGAAAAACTATTCTGGAGCACAACACGTTGGTATATACATTGGTAATGGAAATATGATTCATTCTCCAGCTCCTGGACATAGGACACAAATTATAAGTGTTAAAAAATGGACTAAGATGAATTGGAATACTAAAGTCACATATACTAGATTTATAGAAACAAATTAATAAAATACCCTGGCTCAAAAGGTCGGGGTATTTTTATGCCCATCCGCCAATGTTGATTTCTGATGCACTTGAACCTAATGCAGTAATTTTACAATAAGAACCAGTCTTAACAATCATTTGAGTTGTATAGGTAGCTCCACTACCAGTTGCACTTAATGTAAATGCTGGTCCAAAATTGCCTCCTCCAGAACCAGTCTGAATTATTCCAGACCATCTAAAAATAGAGTATCCATTATCAGATGCAGCATATGAGGTTCTAATTGCCTTGCTAACTCCAAGACCAGACAAAAACTCAAATGTTGGTGTTCCTGCAGTTGCAAGAGTTGCCATGAGCATCTGATTTTGTGTATCAATTTCATAACTAGTATTTGTTGGACCCTTTAGCAAAAATGTAATAGAACCAGAACCAGAACCATTATATGTCAAATTGTGATAAACCCTAATTGACATTTCTACAAAATATGCTTGAGAACCAGCAAGGTAAATGCTTTTATTGAAAGCATAAAAATCTGTAGTTATTGGAGCACCTGCAGAAGAAACCGACTGTGTATTATCTGAGTTTAATCTAAGAATATTTTGTGCTGGCAGTAAACCACGACCTGCTGTAGTATTATTTACTTTTGGGGTAGCGTAAATAACGTTTCCATCATACTCAAATGCTCCAGCACTAGGATTTGTAAGTTTTGTACCAGATGTCATAATTATTGGTGCAATGCTAGTTGTTCCAGCAACAAGATTGAGAGTTCCATTTAGCGTTGTATTGTCTGCATATAGCTTTAATGCAGAAATGTTTGTTGTGCTTGTTCCATTTCTAGTTATTCGTAATTCCGCTGATGTATCTCCTGAGCTTGAACCTGCCTGGGCGTACATTACACCGCTGGACGCAAGAAATCTACCTTCTGTTGTTGTGGCATCATTAAAAAGTAGTTGAGTAGCAGCACTCATTGTTATTGGAGCAGTAAAAGTGTTTGCTCTTGCTAGTACTGCAACACCATCAGAGATATCTGTGTGGTAGTTGGTAAGAGCAGTAACAATATTTGCAGAGTCAGATAGGGCTGGTACTGTAGCGTCCAAGCTATTGGCTGTAATGGTAGGAGACATGGTTAAATTATATCATATCTAGCTTGCAGATTCGTATGTTCCAGAAAGATAAAAATAATCTGCAGTTGCAGCAGAAACTGGAGCCGAATGATTCATTACAACCTCATTTCCAGAACCTGCTGAATGCCACAAAGACATTGTTGTTGAATTTATTGTAGCATGAGCAGATAGTTCATATTGGTTGCCATTAGAACCTTTTAAATAAAGCATATTTCTAAATACATAATCAGCTACTGGTGCAAATGGTAAAGTTATGTTATATTGATTGTTAGCTCCTGAGCCAAAAGAAGTAACTGTTGTATAAAGAACTTTAATTCTAAAATTAACTAATTTTCCTTGTTTCATGTATGAGCCTGTTGCTGGTGTTCCTGTAAAAGTAAGTGATGTTGTCCCACCACTACTTGAAAATACTGGGCTGTACACAGTTGGTGTTGCTGCTGGACCAGTTTCTCCAATTGGTCCTGGCATGGGTACAATCTTAACGATTGGGTTTGTCATATTATAATCCTCCTTTAGTTTCCCCAAGGACTGTAATAGTTCCAATAATTGGAGTCCAAACTGTTCCATCAGTTTTAGTCACTTGAAGGTCGAAAGCTAGTTCTGCAACTACTTTCGTATAGCCAGTACCCCATGTTTGTGTAATAGCTTTTGGTGCAACAATATCAACATAAGTAGCACCAACAGTAACCGTTAGTTGGTCAAGAACTTCGCCTTTAAAATTATAGGCATACGATAAATATGTCCACCCAGTAGTAGTATATGCCGTTGTTTCATCATCTTCAAGAAAATAAACACGGAATGAAGCTGTATCGCCACGAACAATAGTCCATCTGGCGTTAAGTGGGTCTGCACCAAAAGTGGTGTCTTCAGGACAACATGAGGTCATATTAGTATTATACACCACAAATCAAACAAAAGTGCTAGTATCTTCGGCGGTGGGTATGTGAGAGAGACACCAAAAATACTAGCAGTAATATTATATCACAGGCTGTGGATAACTCTGTGTATAAAATCGTTATACAAAATTTACATGAATTTAGCACAAAAAGGGCTTGACAAAAGTTCAATGTGTGGTACTATATATTATATAGATAGATAGATGATATTTATATATTAAGTTATAAGATATATATTAAATATAATAATAATAACAAATTCGCTATTTCTGACGAGAAATGTATTCAACAAACATCTTTGTTAAACTATCAATTTTAGTATCCAGCTTTTCGTGATACTCTTCACCTTTATGATTCTGAACTTTTAAATCTAGAATGTCTGATTCCATTTTATTAACCTGGTCTTTAATAGAAGAACCACCATTAGGCTTCATTTCTTGTTTAATTTCTGCAAAGTAGTGTTTAGTTAACCATCTAACACCCAATGCTGATGATGTAATAATTGTAGTAACACTAATAACTAAAGCAAGCACAGATTCTAACATTGTCATACTGCCTATTATACCTGATTATTTAGTTTTTCGGCGGTAAAACGTTTCGAAAAATCGGCGTGAATAGAGTATCCATACACAATAACCAGCATAGCTGCACTATGTGTGATAAAATAAGTATATGCCTAAAAGAACAGATGACGTAACATTCTTTGATTTATTTGACCCAAATGAACCTAGAAGCGATAAAGAGCTTATAGAAAAGCGTTTGGCAATATGTAACGAATGTCCATTTTTTAATAAAACATTTATGAAATGTAGAATATGTGGATGTTTTATGAAGTTGAAAACGACTTTACAAGATGCTACTTGTCCAGATGATAGATGGTAAATCAAGGAAAGCTTCGCTTTCTATATACCCCAAAAATATTTATACACCCATAGGAGAGAAATGAAACAAAAAGATTATCCTGGAGCATTTGCTTTTATTGTATTTGGCATATGCTTTATGTGCTTATTTTATTATGTTGGATATAACTTTGTATTCCCTGGTCAGAGATAATCTGAATACCCTGCAAATCTGAAAAATATTTTATACCCTGCAAAAATTGACTTTGCTCATTTTCTGAAAAAATTTTTAAATTGACAAAAATCTGAATATTTTGTAGATGTGAATGATTTGAGTATACTACACCCCTACCTAATTTCTTTAGTGAGCACACTATCCCCCCTACTCCACCCCCTATTGAGTTTTATAACAACTTGATAACAACTAAAAAAATGTCGTGTTTTGGTAGATAAATGTCTGCTAATACTGATAGAGTAATAACAACAAGAAAGAAAAGGAAAAGAAAATGCCACTAGTAATACTAAACCTAATCACAATCTCAATGTTGATTGTCGTAATCGCTACCCGATAAATGTCGGCACTATCCGCTAAACTAATAACAACAACAAAGAACGGAAAATGAAATGAACGAAATACTAAACGCAAAACTAGCCCTAGACCTAGCCAAGCAAAACCTAGATACGCTTATCGCTAAGGGTTGGGATACTGATGAAGACTATAACGAAGTGTATTGGTTAGAAATGGAAGTCAAGCGGTTATCTTGAT